TTGTCATATTGATTTGTCATATTGATTTGTCATATTGATTTGTCATATTGATTTGTCATATTGATTTTTGTCATATTGATTTGTCATATTGATTTGTCATATTGATTTGTCATATTGATTTGTCATACTGACTCTATAAATAACTATTTGAAAATTTATATGATAAAACTAATGGTTAGTAATTTAACATAAATAAATATATTTATAAACTTATATTTTTCAATTTCGTTATTTTTGATTGATTTTAAATATATTTCAATTAACATTTTATTATTTATTAAACATATTTATATTAAATATAAAAATTTAATTATTTTATATTTAAAATATAAAAACAAAAATATTATATAGATGAATGATTCTCTAAATATAAATATGAATGGTCAAAATGTGAAAATTAAAAAATTTAATCCAAAAAATATTTCATTAAATTCAAAAATTTTATTTATTGGTAAATCTAAATCTGGTAAATCTTGGGTAATGAAAGATATTATGTATAATCTACGGCATAAATTAGCTCATGGTATTGCTATGTGTCCAACTGATACTTTAAATAGATTTTATCCTCAATTTGTTCCTAGTATTTTCACATATGAAAATGTTGATTTGGTAGTTATTAAAAAATTTCTAAGTTATCAAATTGCTCTAAAAAAAATTAATATTGATAGAATAAAACACCATAAAAAATTAAAACCATACCATGGCTATATTATTATGGACGATTGTTTTTCTTCTGTTCTTGATTGGAAAAATTCTAAGGAAATTAAACGAATTTTATATGAAGGTCGTCATTATAAATTATTATATTTATTATCTATGCAATATTCATTAGGTATTCCTCCGGAATATCGTAGTAACTTTGATTATATTATTTTAATGAGTGATAATATTGAAAAAAATAAAAAACGTTTATATGAACATTATGCTGGGATTTTTCCTAATTATGATGATTTTAAAATAGCATTTGATGAAATTACTGATAATTATCGTTGTATGGTAATCATTAATGATCCTAAATTAAAACATATATCAGATGTTATCCAATGGTATAAAGCTAAAGATTTAACAAAAACTAAATTTCTTCTTGGAAGCAAAAAAACTAAAAAATATCAAAAAGAACATTATAATAAACATTATACTAATCCAAAAGAAAAATAAATAGTATAAAGATATAATTAATATTTATTTTATGTTTTTTTTATTAATTATTTTTTATATTTATAAATTTTTATTTTTTAAATATATAATTTTAAGAAATATAATGTAATTATATGATTTGTAATATAATTATATTATTACTTAGTAGTATCATCATTTATTTATTATATTATATTTATAATGTTTATCAAAATACTTCTATGTTAAAATTTTATTCTTCTTTATTTGATTATGATAATAAAGTTAATACTGATATTGATCGATATTATAGTAAATATTCTAATAAAAGTGAATTACCTAGTTTTTCTTCAATCTATAAATCTTAATTAAATATATTTTTAAAATTAGTTTTTAATGTATTTAATTTAACATTATCATTTTTTATATTTGTTAAAATGTTAAATTTTTTATTTACCATGTTACTTATTAACTCATTTCTTTTTTTTTTATCTTTATCTCTTATTTTTGCTATCTCATTTAATTGTTTATTTGCATAATTTATGTTTTCAGTATATTCTGGATCAAAACATTTCCATAATCCTTGTTTACATACAATTATATCATAACATTTTAATTTATCTCGTACTATTTCTGCTTTATCATTCATTTCCTTCTCATTATCACCAACTTCCAAAATTTGAAATCCATATTCTGTTTCTGTAAATTTAATAAATATACCCATAAAATATTCTTGTCCTCTTATTATATTGTCATTTTCTAATAATATTGCATTTCCTACATCTTTATAATTAATATCTTTCACTACATTTATATCATTCTTTGTTTCTATTACCTCATTTTCAATTTTTTTTTCTAATTCTTTCATTTTACATTTGTCCTCTTCTGTTAATTTCTTTTCTTTTAATTCCTTTATTTCTTGAACATGTTTGTTAAATTCTATATAACTTTTAGACCAATTTTCTTTGTAATTTTTTAATAAATGTTTAAATCTTTCATTTTCACATCCAACTGTTATTGTTTTTTCTATTTGTTGTGTTGTATCACACATTAACCATTTTTCTAATGGTATTATAATCATTGGCATCTTATCTTTATTTAATTTATCTGAATATAATTTTGCTGTTTCTTTTCCTTTATAACATCCTCTTAATTTAAAAATTGGTATTTTACAATTTTTTATTAAACTTTCTGTAAAAAAATTTAATATTCCAAATTTATAAATCTTGTTTGAATCAACTTCATCCAATTGTTCAAAATCTATTGTATATTTATTCATTAAATCTGATGTAGAATGATCTATTTTAAATGTTATATCTTCTGGAATTTTTACTGATCTTTTAAAATTTTCATGTGTTGAACTTGTTAATTCTTCATATGTTGAACTTGCTGATGGACTAAACATAACTATTTTATGTTTTTATTATTTAAATAAAAATTAAAATACTAAAATAATTTAATCAATATATGGATAATTATAATATTAATTGTTTGTTTTTTTTTAATTTTATACATTCTTATATAGTTTAAACTTTTATTTTTAAAACAAAATAATTTTTAAAATTTTTTTGTTTTATTAAAATTATATAATTTTTTAATTAGCATATGCAACACCACCCATACCAGATGTAATACGAAGAACATTGTAGTTAATTCCATAAATATCCATTACATTAGCTGAAGCTGAACTAGTATCATTTAAGAAATCACCTGTAAACGTAGTTGATCCATCTGATAATGTTAATACCAATTCAGTATTGTCAATTCGTGAAAAGTTACAAGTACCTGCTGGCTGTAATTTTTCTACATCCTGAACTGAAAATGAATATACATTAACACCATCTTCAGGTGTTGCTGAATGTACTTCATACGGTACAACTTTATTGAAATAAACACCAGGTTGTACTGCAAATCGATCATGGTTATTTAGTTTCAATAATCCAGTTGCAACACAATTGACTGAATGATTTAAATATAATCCATGATTATGCCAATCATTTACAGTAACATCAAATCCCATATAACTTTCAACAGTTCCTACACTTCGTGTTACTCCATTAAATAACATATCTACTGGCATTGATGCATAACGCCATGATAATGGTGCTTCATAAGTAATATCATTAAATGATGCTGTATCAACTCCATATGATGTTGCTCCGGGCGCAGCATTTGCAAATGGCCATCCAGAAACTGTAGTATTAGCTAATGAAGCTGAACCATTAATTGCTCCTACTACTTGAGGCAAAAGCCCAGCAAATAATGCAGCTAACGTTGCATTTCCTGCCGCTGATTGACTACCTAAAATTCTTGTATCTGTATTTGATACAGTTATTATTCGATCTGTGGTTGCATATATTGCTGATAATGTATGTATAAATCGTCTTGTTGCAATATCTAGAGTATTATCAAAATCATTTGGATTAAATGCTAAAAATTTCCGTCCGGTTACATATCGTCCAGCCGTAAATGCCCATACTAATTCTTTAGTTGGATGATTAAAGTTCAATCGAAATCTTGTATTTACTTGTGTTACTGATTCTGAATTTGATGATTGCAATTGAGTAATTAAATATTCATGTGCTGATTGGGCAAATTTTCGTCGTTCATCTTTATCTAAAAAGACATAATTTGTTAATAACTTACAATCTGAAAATGAATAATTATTTGATGTTACTAAACTGTTATATACTAAACATGAAGATAATGCTCGGAATTTGAATTTTAATTTAACTTCATGATATTGTAATGCAATTAATGGTAATGATAATGATATATTTTGATTAAAGAAAAATTCCATTGGAACAAACAAAGTTCGTGCTGGTACAACAGCTGCTAATGTAGTTGTTTCTGAATCATTTCCTACCATTTTTGCATATCCATTATCCTGTTCCTGCTTTCTTGATAATTCGTGCCAAATTTGCATCCATGTTCCATACTGTCTGTCAATTACTGTTCCCCCAATATAAAATTCTACAAATTCTATTACTGTTAATCCAACACTTGGTGTCCATGCAATTTTTGCATTCGCTGTTGAACTTACATCCAATGCTGGTAATGATAATTTTAGATACATACGCCCTGCTAAATCTCCATTTCGATCTATTTTTACATCACTAGTAGTTCCAAAATTTGGATTTCCATTAAAAATATTTTCTACTCCCTCAATTGAAAAATTAGTATGTCGTCTTGTTGCAGTTCTGAAAAATGTAACTTCTGGATTTCCTGTTAAATATTGATCTTGTGCACCATAAGCAACCAATTGAAGCAAACCACCTGAGGACATTTATATAATAGTATGACATTTTTAATTTTTATTTATCTAAATTTAAAGTTATTTTATTTAATTATAATATATTATTCTTTATGTCTTCTAATTATGCTAATAAACTTTCTCATTATATTAAAATATATAAAAATCCTAAATCTAATGAAAAACAAAATTATATAGATAATATAAAGTCTGAAAAAATATGCCAAGAATGTAAAATTTTTAAATTAATTAATTATACTTCTTTAACTTATTTTTGTCCTAATTGTGGTAATTCAAATGATATTACCTATGAATTTGAAAAAAATTATACTAAAAATAATAATCAATGTACAACTATATATCCTTATAAACGTATAAATCATTTTTCAGAAATTTTAAACCAAATGCAAGCTAAAGAAAATACTCATATTCCTAATCATATTTATAATAGCATTCTTTCTGAATTAAAAAAAAGAAAAATATTTAATTATGAAAATATTTCATTAGATGATTTAAATAAAATTCTTAAAAAATTACATTGTGATAATAAATATAGAGAACATAGATTTTATATTATAAATAAACTTAATAATTTTCAACCAATTATTATTAGCAAAACTGTTGAAGAAGAATTTAAACATATGTTTAAGAAAATTCAAATTCCATATGAAAAATATAAATCAACTAAACGTAAAAACTTTCTAAATTATTATTATGTATTAAATAAATTTTGTCATATTAAAAAAATTTATGATTTATTACCATATTGTAAATTACCTAAAAATAAAGATAAAATTGATGAACAGGATAAAATATTTAGAAAAATTTGTAAGGATTTAAATTGGAATTTTGTTTCCAGTCGTTAATATAAATTTATATTATTATATATTTTATAATATTATGGAAGATAAAGATTATAATAAATATATATTTTTAACATCTAAATTGGATGATATTTTTTTAACAAAAAATCCAGAAATTACTCATTTTTATTCAAAAATTAAACGACATACTAATTTTTCTAACCAATTTCTTGAAATAGATTTTCAAACTGAACCAGCATTTAGTAATTCATGTATTTGTCAAATTCCTAAAAATAATTCTGATCTTATTCATCATTGTATTCTAAAAATAACTCTTCCTTTTGTTAGTCTTACTAGAATTACAGATCCTGGTTCTATAGCTATTGCTTTAAACATTTATAATACTGCAATTACAAATTTAAACAATTTACAATTATACACTACTATTATTCTTGGTGCTTATTCTTTATTATTAAGTCTTCAGAATTCTACAGATTTAACTGCACTTATTTTATATACAAATACACTTAATTATTTTAATAATACTATTAATGTTACAAACTATAATAATTTAGTTTCTATTTTACCTTCTTTAATAACTTCAAATTCTAACATTAAAGATATTGTTACAACTATTTTTAATGAAATTACAACTAATAATGAAAAAATTTCTAAAATATATTCTCAAATTGAATCTATTAAAGTTTTTCTTATTAATCAAGTTAAATTATATTTTAATTCTTATTTATCTACTAAATCAATTTATTTAGATGTTAGTAATACAAATTATAATTTTTCTTGGATTGATAATATTGGTGCCTTTATTTTTAAACATATTGATTTAAAAATTTCTGACCAATTATATGATTCTTATACTAATGATTTTTTTTATATTAATAATCAATTATATATTAATAAAACAAAACAATTATTATATAACAAAATGATTGGTACAAATCAAAGTATTAATATCTATGATAGAATTGCTAAAAATTCATATGTTTTATATATTCCTTTAATTTTTAATTTTAATAACTATATTCAAAAAAATTTTCCTATTGTTTGTACAAGATATAATGATATTAATTTAACTGTTCATTTTAATGATTTAATTAGGTGTATAAAATCTGATTATAATAATTCAAATAATGATATTCAAAATTTAATTAAACTTTCTAATATTTCTCTTATTTGTGAATATATTCAATTATCTAAAGATGAAAAATATAATTTATCTATATCTAATTTTGTATCTGTATTTGAACAATTACAATATACTGAATTTACTAATTTAACTAGTTCTAAATTTACATTAAATTTAAATAATATTGTTAATCCTATTAAAGATATTTATTTTGTTATTCAACATAATATTAGTAATAATATACATAATTTAACTACAAATTATTATTTGTCTAATTATAATTTATTAGATATTTCAAATCCTACTTTAACTGGTGATATTATAAAATTTGTTACTTTTCAAGTTAATAATATGCAATTACCTAATAATATTGATAATTATAATAATACTTATTTAAATTATGTTATTCCTTATGAAAGATATTTTAATTATATTAATCAAGGTATTTATGTTTATTCTTTTTCTTTATTTCCATTAGAACATAATCCATCTGGATCTTGTAATTTTTCTAGATTAAATAATTTTTCTATTACGTTTGAATTAAATAATAATTTTGTTATTACTGGCAGTTTTAATGTTAAAGTTTTCTTTAAAAATTATAACGTATTACATTTTAATAAAGGTTTTTGCACAATTCTATTTTAAATATATAAAATTATATTAATATATAATTTTATGAGTATTATAAAACCAATGTTATATTCTTCAACTACTAAACATGGATTAAGTCCTTTTAAAAATGATGAAAAACGTATAAGTAATACATCTGTTTTAAAATATAAAATTTTACATATTGATTCTAAAGATATAAATACAATTCCAAAATATAATTCTATATATGAAATTAAAAAATTAAATAATTGTTTTTCTTTTATTTCTGATTCATTCATTGTAACAATTAATCATCCAAATCATTCATTCAAAGAAAATGATATGATAATTATAAAAAATGTTTCTGGGTTAACTAAATCATTTAATAAATTTCAATGTTTTACTCAAGATTTTTTTATTAAAATTTTTCATCCAAATCATGGTATAACTAATAATACTATAAAATATAATCCAATTTATATAAAAATTAATAATATTATTGGTACAATTAATAATAATATTTTTAATGGAATTTCTACTAATATTTTAAATAATATTCATAAATTAATATTAACTAAAAATTATATTGATCCTATTGATCCTGATTTTTATTATATTAATATTGGTGTTTTTCCTAATCTTACATTAGATTATACTAATCCATTTACCATTGAATTTTTATCAGTATCTAGTATTCCTACCAAATTTTTAAATTGTAATTTTCCATTGTCCTTTTATTTTAACCAAGGATTTCATGTTATTAATAATATAATTAATAACAATTCTTATACTATTAAACTTTCAACTCAATCTTCATTAACTATTAATAATATTGGTGAAAATGTTAATATTCAAAAAATTAATTCTATAACTCCAGCATATAATATTAATGATTTTATTATTAATTTAGATACAAAATATAATATTAAAGCCATAAATTTAATTAGTGCTTATATTCCAATTTCTCAATATAATATTAAAAATTCTCAAAATAATAAAATTAAATGGCAAATTCAAAATGATGGTAATATTACATATTCTTGTAATTTAGATAGTGGTTATTATACTCCATCTACTTTAAAATCTGAAATTGAAAATAAAATGAATTCTGTTCAACGAATTAATTCTTTATTTGTAAATACCTCTCTAATTGAATATTATTTAAATAATAATTTTTCTATTGAAATTGATGATGTTAAAAATTTTGTTTCCTTTATTGCATATCAACAAGTGCTTTTAATAAAACCTTTTACAATTGATTCTGTTGTTAATGGACATCAATTAATTAAAATAAATCATCCTTCTCATGGATTTTCTAGTGGTGATGAAATTGAAATTTCTAATTCTATTGATACTAATGGTATTCCTGAATCTATTTTAAATAATATATTTTCTATTTATGTGAATGTTCCAACTGATATTAATAATGATACTTATAAAATAAAATTACCTTTATATAATAGTAATACATCATTATCTACATCTGGTGGTAATATTGTTAATATAAAATTTAAAATAAAATTTAAATTATTTTTTGATGAATTTACTTGTGTAAATATTCTTGGATTTAGAAATATTGGAAATTCTCTTTCTGTTTATGATTTTAATAAAACTATTACTAATGAAATGTTATATAAAAATGATAATCCTGTTGATAATTTTCAACAAACAATTTTAATTGATAATAAAATTTTTAATAAACCTTCTTTAAATTTTGTTGATCCATCTTTTATATTATTGACTTGTGATATTATTGATAATACTTATAAAAATATTTTAAATGTTATGAGTGTTATTAATTTATATCCAAATAATCAATCAAAAACTTATGATAAATTCCCATATTATTCTATAAATTTATTTGAAAATTTACAAATAAACTTAAAAGAAAATTTAAAAGAACTATCTTCTTTGAGATTTTCTTTTTATAATACAAATGGTAATTTATATGATTTTTTAAATTATCCTTTTACCTTTTCTATTCAAATTACCTATGAAGATTTAATTAATAATAATTTTGTTAAAATTTCCTAATTTATTCATTTCTGTTAAAAATACAAAGTTGGATAATATTATATTATTTATTTTATCTATAATTATATTCATTTTATCTAATAGACTTTGTTCTAAATTTTGTTCTTTAGTTCCTATTATTAATTCAATAATATTATCTATTAATTTTTCTAAATCGTTTATATTGTTATTATCTATTTTAATAAAATCTATAATTTTATTTTGACAGTCTTTTATATCTGTACTCTTTATTATCGCATTTAATAATTCTTTTGGATCTTTTAAATCTTGTATTTCATATTTTTTAATTACTTCTATATAAATTAATATATTAAGTATATTATTTATTATTAATACTCTAGTTATAAAATCTTTTAACATTGATAATGTACTATTTATATAATCGTAATTATATATTATTTTTTCATATTTTATAGTTATATTATCTTTTATTTCTATTTCAAAAAATTCATCCATTCTATATTCTTTTTGTTTTTTTAATTTATCTTGGTTTATTATATTATCATTTTTTTTTAATTCTACTTTTTCTAATAAATCATCTAATATACTACCTTTAATATCATCATCATTTATATCAAAAAAGTTAAAATTATTTTCTATAAATAGTTCTTTAATTATTTTTGTTAATTTTATTTTATCAATATCATTAAAAAACATTATTTTTAAAAATAATAATATATATGTTTTTGTTAAATTTTTTAACAATGGAATTTCTATATTTAGAGATTTAACTAAGTTATTATAAAATTCTTTAAAATTTATTATATCATTTTTTATTATTAATTTTTTTTTTAAAGTATTTATCATTTTTATATGTGCTTTTTCAAACATATTTTTTAAATTATCCTTTATATATGCATAATTTAATAATTTTTTTATTAAAATTGCATTTTTACTTATCATAAAATAATCTATTGGTGTATAATTATTTTTATCTATTGATGTTAAATAACTTGGATTCATTTCCAATAATTTATTAAAAATTCTAAAATCATATTTGTAATAATATTTTTCATATTTAAAATAATACATGTTTTCTATTTCATAATAATTTTCATTACTATTTTCTAATATTGTATTATAAAAATTATCTTCTACATCTTTACTGTTTGTATTTTTTGTTTTTTTATAAATTTCTAATAAATTTTGTATTAATATTGTTGTTGAATATTCTTTTTTAAAATTAAATTTGTCAATTTCATTTATTACATTTAGTAATTCATTTGGTTTATCTTTATATTTTATAATAATAGCATATAATTCTTGTTTATCTATATCAGTTAAATTATAATAATTATTTAAAAATTCTTTTGTTATTACTTTTTTTCCAAACGAAAAATAATGCATTGGATTCATATTATTATTGTTATTTAATTGATTATATATGTTTTTATTTAATTTTTCATACAATATGTTAAAAATTTCAAAATTTTGTAATTCTATTGCATAATGTATTGGTGTATTTCCATTTTCATCTCTTGCTAATATGTTTATTGTATTTTTTTCTAATAATTCATTAATTTGTTGTAGTTTTGTATTATTATCTATTATTTCTGATGCTATAATTTCATGTAAAATTTTATTTTGTTCATTTCCAACTTTAATATTTATATCACTTGCCTTTTTTAAACTTATAAATAAATCTTTATCTGTATCTGTATCACCTAGTTTTAAACTCCTATGTATTTTGTCTCCATCTACACTATATATTTTTTTAGGATCTACATTTAAGCCAAAATTATATATTTTTTGTTGTATTGGTAATTGTTGCTGTTTATTTTTTCCTTCCATATAAATAATTAATATTATTTATAACATTAATTATTCTTTTTATAACAATTCTTTATCAAATAATCGTTTTTTTCATAAATTTAATTCTTATTCCTCTTATAGATATTCATTCTATAAATTCTCTTATATCTGTCATTCTTAATAATAATATGTTAAAATATTATTGTCTAACATATATTTATAATTTATTTGTTAATGATTTATATATTATATTACTCATTTTATTTGCATTTTCTTTAGTTATTACATATTTATTACATAAACTTTTATATTGATCTGGTGTTACTTTTTTTAAAACGTTATTTATTTTTTTTAAAACTACTGTATTATTTTTATCATAAATATCTTCATTTTTTATATCATAGTTTACTTCATCTTCTTTTTTATTATTCTCATTTTCTTCATTAATATGCTTATCATAATTTAATTCAATAACTTTATTATCTATTTTAACATTTGACTTTGCTTCGACCTTCTTTACTTCTACCTTCTTTTCTTCTACATTTGCTTCGACCTTTGATTCTACCTTCTTTACTTCTACCTTCTTTTCTTCTACATTTGCTTCGACCTTTGATTCTGCATTCTTTACTTCTACCTTCTTTTCTTCTACATTTAATTCTGTCTTTGTTTTTAATTTTTCTTCGGTTAAAAGATTCTCTTTATTTTCTTTTTTATTATCATCTATTTCATATTCTTCTGTTTCTTTATTTTCTGAATCTTCTGATGTTTCTTTATCTTCTGATGTTTCTTTATTTTCTGATGTTTCTTCGTTATCATCTTTATTATTAATATTAAATAAATCAAATATTGATTTTATTTGATTGTTTGGTTTTAATTCTATATTTTCATTATGTTTATGTATTAAATTATCTTTATTTTCATTATTTTTTATATCTTCATTATTTATCTGTTTATTTTTCACTTCTTCAAATGATTCTTTAAAATAATTCCATGTAAAATATATAATTAAACCTACACAAACACCAAGTAGTATTCCTAATATTAGTTCTATCATATAATATTTTTACTTTATATATATTTAAATAAAAAATTGATATTATTATTTATTTAATATATAATATGTCAACTATAATTGGTCTGGATATTCATAAAAAAAATATTATATATATTATTGAAAAGAATAATATATATTCTCCAGAATTTTTATACGAATGTGGATTATTAATAGATAATCATTATTCTGATAACTCCAATAATATTAATGAAATATACTTTAAAGTTAAAATAAAATATTTACAAAATAAATTAAAAAAGTATAATATTTTTACTTGAAATTATTTATTTTTATATTAATTCGTGGTATGTCATAATATTATCAATTGGTTTTACATCATTATTTATACAATTTGGTGGATATGATACTGGTTGTGCCCATTTATCTGTATTTAATAATACATATTTTTGATCTGCAAATTTTTCTAATCCTGCACCCAATGGTTCATAAAATTTATTGGTTAATTTATATTGTGGAACTTCTGGTAATGTTGATGTTGGTTTTGGTATATATTCTTGTTCTTGTTCTTTTATATTTGTGTTTGTTTGGATTTGATTATTATCAAAAAATTCTATAAAAATATTATTATTCAAAAAATCTACTGCTAAATTAACTAAAATTATAATTATTAATATTAATTTGTATTCATCTTCTGTTAATCTACTGCTTATATAAAAATGTAATGTAAAATATACAAATATTGATACTAATATATATTTAATTAATAATTTCCATAATGGCATTATATTATATTATTAGAAAATAATTATATACTATTATAAACATTAAATTTATTATTATCATTATTAAGGTAAAATAAAATAATAATGGAAAAATTATATAATCATATATATTTTTTTTTATATTTTTCTTATTTTGTTCTAAACTATTCATTATTATATCTAATATCATACTTGATATAATATTTATCTATTTATAATAAATTTTTATTTTTTAGATTTTTTCTCCTTTTTTGTTTTCTCTTCTTTTCCTTCTTTTCCTTCTTTTTCTATCGTTTTATCTTTTATAATATCCAATGTTTCTGGGTCTGTTATTTCAATTAGTTTTTTCTTTAATTCATCTGACATTTTATCATATGATTTATTTATTTCATCCATTAATTCTTTTGGTATTTTTTCAATCTCTTCTTTTGTTGATCTTTCTATCAATAAATTATGCTTATCTGCTACACTCATATTTTCATTATTAGTTTTAATTATTTTATATAATACACTTTTGTACTTTTTAGCTTCAAATAAATTTACTCCCATTTCTTTCATTATTTTTTGTAATGATTCTTTTATTAATTTCTTAATTTTATTATACTTAACATGTGCAAATTTTTTCTTTTTATATAATTTATTCTCTTTCTCCTTTTCTTCTTTTATTGATTGTTCTTCTTTTATTGTTTCATCAGCGCCTCCTTTTTTCTTAGTAAATAATGGAAGTTTTAACATACCTCCTATATTACTTTCAGGTATACCACATCCAGATCCTTCAAATATATATCCACCTATTTTATCTTCTTTTTTATTAAATAAGGGAATACGCATTACATTTGAATTCATTAATTATATAATTAATAAATATTTTTTATTATTTTAAAAAATATTTATTATATAAATATATATGTTTGACAATTTAGATTCTTCTCAACAAGTTTTAATATTGTTTGGATTTGTTTTAGCAATTATGGTAATTTCATTTCTATTTCTTAAGAAAGAAGGTTTAGATGATTCATCATCCAATGATGCAATGAATATGTCTAGTTTACTAATGCCATCAGAAGTTAATCAAGGTCTTTTAGAATCTGATAAACAAACTACTATGAATGTTGTTAAATCTAATTTAGATCGTTCTAATAATACATTAAATGCATCTGAATTATTACCTGATCCTGCCAAATCTAAAGATTATTTTGATACTGATTTTGATACTGCTTCTTTGAAAGTTTCAAGAGATGATTTAATTAATGTTGATCGTTATGTTGGTGTTGGTGTTGATACCATTGGACAAACATTAAAAAATGCTGCTTATGATATCCGTGGTAATATTTTTGTTCCAAAAAATTATACTTTAACACCTTGGATGAACTCTACTATAGAACCTGATACTAATTTTAAAGGTCTTTAAATTTTTAAAAATTTTTTTTTAATTAAATAATTTAATTAAATTATTTAATATTTTTCATTTTATCCATTTCTTATATAATGAATTTTTTTTGATAACATAAATTCATAACATCTTATTCATCTGAACTTGATGAATCTAAATCTTCATCTGAACTTGATGAATCTAAATCTTCATCTGAACTTGATGAATCTAAATCTTCATCTGAACTTGATGAATCTAAATCTTCATCTGAACTTGATGAATTTAATAATGGTAAAAAAAATCTATCTATCGAATCTTCACTATTTATTTTTTTAATACTTTTAGTTTTTTTATTTGATTTTTGTTTTTTATTTGATTTTTGTTTTTTATTTGATTTTTGTTTTTTATTTGATTTTTGTTTTTTATTTGATTTTTGTTTTTTAATGCCGCCAATTTGATTAACCATTTTTTCTAATCCATTTTCTATTACTTTAAAATCATATATTTCTTTAGTATTTTTATTTTCAATTGAAATAATAAAGTCATATACTTCATATTCATTGAATATTTTTTTAAATTTATTATAAATTTCATTAGATGCTTCATTTATATTTTCTTTATTACTATCTATTATATTATTTTTTATAACTGGTCTTATTAATTTATACATTTATATATAATATTATAATATATTTATTTAAAAATTGATTTAAAATTATATTAATTACAAATATTATGACTTTTATTGATAAGTTTAAATCTATAGACACACCAAAAAAAGAAACATCAAAAAAAGAAACATCAAAAAAAGAAATATCAAAAAAAAATATTGTTGTTTCAACTATGTTGGATTTAGATAATAATATTTCATTATATACTTTAACTAAAACAAAATTATTAAAAACATTATTTGAATTAATTGGTGAAATTTTAGAAGTTACCATTATTACTTTTGAAAAAGATAAGGTTATAATAAAACAACGATCTGCTGATAATATTCAAATAGAAATGGTTTTAAATAATCTTAACAATGATTTTACATATTATTGTAAAGAACCAATAAATATACAAATTGAATTATCTGTATTAAATGATATACTAAAAACAATAGATGATAATTATTCAACTAGAATATTATATTCATTATCAAATAAAGATATATTAAAATTAATTTTTGAAGATATTGAAAATAAAATTATTAAAAATTTTGAATTATCATTACTTTCAGATGAAGAAGTACAACAAAACTTTATAAATTTTGATTACAATAATATGCCCTATTATGAAATTGAAATTGATTCTACATTATTTCAAAAACAATTAAAAAATTTTAATACCATATGTAAAAAATGTGGTAATCCTATTATAATTGAATTAATATGTAATGGTAACTCATTTTTACTACAATATTCGCCTGATCTTAACACACCTACATCTAATAAAAATTCAAATATTTCAATTTTAGAAGGACCTAAAATGAAAATAACATCAAATAATAATATAAATAATAAAACAGTAATAAAAGTTATTTTATTAACAGATTTATTAAAAATTATAAAATGTAATAATATTAATGATAATGTAAAAATATTTATGTATGATACAATAAAAACTAATGTTAATGAAATAAGAACACAACTAATAATTTTATATAATATTGATAAAATTGGAGTTATGAAATATTATTTTAAAACTGCATTTAAAAAATTACAATAAACCAAAAATAACTATTTTATTTTATGTGAAATATTTAAAATATTATATTTATATTCATCTATAATTTTAATACTTTCATTTGTTAATTCTAAAATATCATTATGCCATATTTTTATATAAATTATATCTTTTTTAACAGTATATTCAATACCCATTTCATTATTATCTTTTGAAAATGTATTATTAAAAAATGATGTCAATAAATAGTTAAATAAATCAATAAAATAATTATCTATAATGTAAAATTTAATTGATATTGTGTTTGTATTTTTAGTCCATATTGGATAATTGTCATTTTTCATTATATAAAAATCTGTTTTAAATATATCTAAATTATTTTGTATTTCTTTTATTAATATTTCTAGTTTTTTTTTTTGTTTTATTGTCACTTCTATACTAAATCCAGATTTTGACCAATTATCTATTTCATTATGAATCATTACATTCATATATATTTAAACATTAGATTTTTAAATATATTATGTTAAATCTATATATTTTTTTATATTATTTACAATTAATGATGTATAAACTATATAATTATTTTACACATAATATTAATTATATTCATATAAATCAATTAAAAAAAAATGAATATATTTATAATGATATTAAAATTTCTGGAATTAATATTCTTATTTTATATTATTTTTCTAAATATTTTGTTAATTTAACTGTTTCAAATATTAATTTTTATATTAATTTTAATAACTATATATTATTATATATTTTAAATTTACAAAATTATGATTTTTATAAAATAATGGATCTTTATTATTCACTTTCTAATATTAGACATCTTAATCCTTTATCAATATCATCAATTAACATTATTAATAAATCTAATGTTCAATATCCACTAAATAGTGATGATATTGAAAATTTATCAACATATTTAATAGATAATAAAATATCTGATATATTACCTGATAGTAATGATATAAAATATATTAATGTAGTTTATAATCATGGAAATTTTAAACAAATAATATATAATACATCAACTACATTACATGTTTTAGAAAATAATTAAAATTTGAATTAAATATATACTATTTAAATTTTATATATTTAATGATAAACCATAATGGTTATATTTTAAAAAAAAATTCAATTAATGTTAATAAACTCAATAGTATAAAAAAAGAATTGACTATTATAATTAAAGATGATACTTTTTCCATTAAACCAAAATTACATAATTATAATTTATATATAGAAAAAGAAGATATAATATATTTACCAAGATATTATGGTATACAATTATTTGGATATGATGTTAATTATAAATATCCTATACCAGAAAATATAAATTTAACATTTTCTGGTAATTTATATGAAAATCAAAAAAATATTATAAATGAAATTATTCCAAAACTAAAAAATATTAAAAATGGGTATGGTGGAATTTTATGTATACCAACTGGTGGTGGTAAAACTACATTAAGTTTATATATTATTTCTATATTGAAAGTTAAAACATTAGTTATAGTTAATAAAGAATTTTTATTAAATCAATGGAAAGAAAGAATTTTACAATATTTACCTAATACTAAAATTGGACATTTACAACAAGAACATATAGATATTGAAAATAAAGATATTGTAATTGCTATGATTCATAGTATATCAATGAAAAATTATTCTAGAGAATATTTTAAAGATTTTGGATTTTGTATTGTTGATGAAGTACATCACTCATCTTCTGAAATTTTCTCACAAATTTATAAAAAAATTAATACAAAATATATGTTAGGTTTAAGCGCTACTCCAAAAAGAAAAGATAAATTAGAAAAAATTTTTCATTGGTATATTGGTCCTACATTATTACATATAAAACAAAATACTGAATTAACAGTTAATATTAATATATATAAATTCACTTCTAATCATTCTAATTTTTGTATAGAGTATAATAAATTTACAAAAAAACCATTAATTACTAAAATGATAACTAATATTGTCAAAATTCATGAACGTAATAAATTAATTGTTGATATTATTAAAACTTTAACTGGTAGAAAAATTTTATTATTGAGTGATCGTATTGAACATTTAAATATAATTTATGATTTAACTAAATTACTTGACTTTACTATTGGATTTTATAAAGGTGGTATGTCTAAATCTGATTTGGAAAAAACTTCTACTTGTTCATTGATTCTTGGAACTTATAGTATGGCTAGTGAAGGATTAGATATTAAAGATTTAGATACTCTTATTTTAGCTACCCCTAAAAGTGATATTGTTCAATCTATTGGTCGTATTATGCGAAAAAAATCACATGAATATATTAATGTACCATTAATTATTGATATTTATGATGATTTATCCTCTTTTTATTATCAATATTTAAAACGTAAAAAAATTTATATTAAAAATAATTATAATATAACATTCGTTAACTTCTCTGATAATATTACAAAAGATAATAAAATAAACTATCTTGATATAGATTTTTAATTAATTAATATCGCTATTAATTGTAATGAATTATTTATATTTGTAATTGCAAATATATTTGTATATACTTTGTATAAATTACTTATTAATTCTACATATTTATCATTGTTTTTTTTCTTTAATAATAATAATAATCTTTGTATAATATCACTTATATTATATCCATTTTGTAAAATTTTATTTATATTTGTAATTATACATTCATTATCTTTATTTATATATCCATTTATTATATTATTATATTCTTCTATATATACATTATATACCTTAGTTATATTTTTTATACTAACTTCATCATTTAATATATGTATTGATTGTATTATATCTAAAATTTCACATATATGTGAATAATTGTTTATTAAATATTCTATTGTTTCATTTGTTATTTCAATATTTTCGTTTTGACATATTTCTTTTATATTTTTTTTTAATTTTTCATTATTTAATTCTATAAAATTAATTATTAAACTATTTTCTTTAATATCATTCTTTATTTTTTCTAAATCTGATGATATTATTAAAAAATATTTATTCTTATTATCTATATTATAATTTAATATATTTGACATTATAAAATTTTGTGTTTTACTATCTATAATTTCATCATCATCTACAAATAAATATTCATATTCTCTAGAATCTATATTTTCTGTATATTTTATATCATTTTCTTCAAAATATAATTTTGCACTTATTGTTTTTGATGTTGTTTCATTTCCATAAAATATATAATTAACGTATTTATCCTTCCCTTTTTTTAATCTATTTATAATTTCATCATCTATTAATAGATTATCTAATTTTGTTGGTTTATATTGGTTACTAAACATATATATATATATATTGTTTATCCTTTTTTATTTCAAATTTATTCATAATTATATGGTTGTACTAAATTGTCAAATACTTTCCATGGCTTATTTTGGTTTGGCGAATTAAAAGCTCTATTTACTGCATTATTATAAGTTTCTTTTTCTTGTGGTGTATTTATTGGTTTATCTAAATTAAAAAAATCATTTGTTTTATAATCTATTGGATCTCTTTCTACTTGTGGTGTTTCTCTTTGCGATATTTCTCTTGATGTATTTTTTATATTTTTTATATTAAAGTTTTCAACTGTTAAATTTCTTAATTTCATTAACCACATTAATAAAAAATCATTATATTGTATTGATATATATATAATCAATGCTAAAAGTATAACTATATTAATTAATGATGGATATATTATCAATATTTTTAAAACTAATAACACTATCAATATTATTAATATATAATTTGAATTATCCATATATTATATATTAATAATATAAAAAAATAAATATTATTAATATATGGATGAAGAAATCATTAAAAATAAAATAATTGAATTGGCAAAAAATAAAAAACATAATATAGTTATTTCTTTTAATGTTGATTCTATTGAAAATGATATAAAATATAATATTAATAAATTGTGTGAAAATAATTACATAAAACTTTATGATGGTTTTTTCAAAACTTTATCTTTTGATTATGTTATTTTTCTTCATAATAAAATTTTAAATGATAAATTCTATCCATTTAAATTTACTTTATTACTTTCTTTTACACAAATTTTATCATTAATAGAATTATCTGAAAAATATTATTTTAAAAATAAAATTGACAAGAATAATTTAACATTTATTTGTAATTTATATAATAATAATATTATAGCTACTAAAATTATAGATTTTATTATTCTTGATTTGATTACTAATAATTATTATAATGAATGTTTTTATATTCTTCAACAAATATTTTTACATAACAAATCTTTTGTATATAATCATATGAAATATATTAAATGTTCTAGTAAAAATAAACTGTTATTTGATAATTTATCTGAAAATTTAAATAAATTAATCATTTCTTAATATTTTTTTATTATACCTTTTTCTATTAATATTAATTTATTATTTTGTAATAATATATTATTTACTTTAAGTATAATCCCATTCTTTTCATCATAAACTATAGAATCTTTTATTTGTATAACTTTTTTTAATACATCTATAAATTTTGATGTATCAATATCAAATTGTTTATATAATTCATGTAATCTATTTAATTTCTCATTATCTGTTAATCTATTCCATTTTTTCTTAAAAATTATATTATTATTACTTGTGTAATCACTAACATAAGTTTTATTTTCTATTTTTAATATTTTTTCAACTTCAAAATCATTTTTACTTGCTTTTTTTAAATTATTTATTTCAAAATCCTTTAATACTTTTATTATTTCATTCATATTTTTATTTCCTATATTTTTAATATTCAATTTTATATAACTTATATTTTTTTCCAAGAGTATCATTTCTTTTGCTATTAACCATCTAATAAATGCATATATTATCACTTTTTGAATTTATTATATTATCATTATGCCAAATATTTCATAAAAATACGTAATTAAAACTGTTGCTAAATGTAATAATAAATATTGATCTATGATATATTATTATAATATTTATGTAAAATTCTTAATTGATATATTGTAATACTTTAATATACTATCAAAATTTTTATAATCTTGTTTTAAAACTAAATTTATAATTTTACCTGATTTTAAAAATCTTCCACATCTCCCTATCCTATGTATATATGTTTCTTTATTCAATGGTATATCATAATTTATAATCAAACTCAAATTTTGTATATCTATACCACGATTTAATAAATCACTTGACAATAAAATTTTAATTTTCCCATTTTTAAATTGTTGTAAAATTTTTTCTCTTTGTTGTTGTTCCATTTTTGAATGTATTTCTTCAGCTTCTATATTTTCTTTTTTAAATTCTTCTTTTATTTTTTTTATTTTTAATGTTGTATTGAAAAATATTAATGTTTGACAATTTATTTTATTATATTTATATAAATTTATTAATTCATTTATTTTTATTTTTTCATTTTTAATATCTATATATGTTTGTTCTATTGAACTTAAATTTATTTTACATTTATCAATCAAAATTTTATATGGATTATTATAAATTTTATTCATATATTCCAAGAAATTATCACTATATGTTGCTGAATATAATACATATTTACATTTTATATTTTTAAATATATTTGTCATTTGTTCGCTAAATATTTCATCATATAAATGATCTGCCTCATCTAATACACATAATTTTAAATTTGTTAAGTCTATTTTTTTTATTTCTATAGATTTTAATATCTTTCCTGGTGTTCCTATTATTATATTACTATTTAAACTATTTCTATAATCTGAAAAATCTCCTCCTATTAATAATAGTACAGATATATTCATATATTGACTGATACTTAAAATATTTTCATAATGTTGTTTTGCTAATTCTCTAGTTGGTGTTATTATTATTATTTGTGTATTATTATTTTCATTTAATATTTGTAAAGCTGATATTATAAATGAACCAGTTTTCCCAGTACCAGATTGTGCTTGTATTATTAAATTTCCTTTTTCTTCTATAATTGCTTTTATACTTTCTTTTTGTATATTACTTGGTTCATTAAATCCATGTGCATATATTCCTCTTAATAAATTTATTTTTAAATTCATCTTCTCAAATGTTTCTATTTTATATTTATTTTCCATTTCTAAATTTTTATCTAAATCATCATTATTTGCCCAATCTAATTCTATTATTATATTATTCATAATATTAAATAATGTTATAAATTTAAATTACAATTTAAATGAAAAACCACAATTTAAACATTTAACAAATGTTGTTATTGGTTCATCTAATCCTCTTGTTTGTTGTTGCCATAATGAGCACTTTTTATTTTTACATTTTGAACATGTATATAAATCTGTGGTTGATATCTTATTTTTATTTTTCTTAATTGATTCATGTTTATTTATTATTGGTTTCCATCTATTATAATTAAATTCATATCCTTTATAATTTATTAATTGTTGTATAGATATTTCATTATTTATATATTTCTTTTTTAACTCTTCATTATTTTCTAAATTTACTATTAAATTTTCATAATGTATTTTTTTTATACTTTCTTTTATATTTTCATATATGGTGTTTTTAAAATTCTCTTCTATATAATTATCTACTTCTTCTTTTATTTTTTTATTTATATCCATTTTTTTATTTATATCATCATTTATTTTTTTAGTCATATGTTATATTATTATTATTTTTTTTTAATCAAATTTTAAAATTGATATTTAATCTTATATTATATCATAAATATATGTTAGTTTTAAGATGTCCAACTTGTAATAATTTTTTGGGGGATATTGAATATGAATATTATATAGAAAAACAAAAAATTTGTGATAAAAATTATGATCAAATAAAAATTATGAATGAAATAAAAAAATTGATTGATGATTTATTTAAAAAATTTGAAATACTGCCTGAGAGATATTGTTGTAAAATGCGTTTATTAACAAATGTTGATAAATCTCAATTAATAATATGATTACTAAAGATAAATTATATAAAATTTTAAAAAATTTTGAACTTGTTAAATATAAAAAAAATGTTAATAAGAAAGATGTTGTTCGATATTTTAAAATATTAAATAATGAAAAATTAGAATTTAATATGGGTGGTTATGTTGTTAACAAAACAAATAAGGGTATTACTATTTCAAATGGTGTTAATTTTTGGTTTATTACTTTTTTGGATAATATTATATTTAAAAAATATAAAATATAATTTATTATGATTGTATCAAATTGGAAAACTATTGTAGATGATAATAATAAAAATTTTTATATAAAATTTAATAAATCCAATATTATTCAAACTAATAGTTTTGAAAAAATTATTAATCCAATTTGTTCTGAAGATAAAAGTTCTATACCCTATAATGTTAATAACATACCAAACGATTTAGATATTTTACATACAGAACGTAATATTATTGTTGATTTATTGAATAATCAGTATAATAATACATATATTTTAAAAAAATTTAATGAACTTTTAGAATATGAAAAAAATTTTATTTATACTATTAAAACATATAAATTTTATTGTAAATATGATTTTTGTGAATTTGGTATAAATTGTTTACATAAATATGAAAATAATTTATGTAAAAAAGACCATTTTCCTCATAACAAATTATATAGTGATTTATCCTTATATATAAATTACTTAATAAATAATAAAAACATAAATAATTTAATAAAATGGGAAAAAACAATATACTTTGTAATTTCAAAAATGTTTGATGAATTATTTGAATTAAAAGTTTATAAAACAAATGATGATTTAAATTTTTATAATAGAAATTAATTATTTATTATTATTATATGGTTGTGGTTGTATATCATCTGATAAAAATATCGTATTCATTTTATTATTTAATTTAATAATATTTTTATTTTTTCTTATCTTTAAACACATATTATTTAATTCTATTAAGTTTTCTTTTATATTTTCTAAATAAATAATATCTTTATTTTTATCAATTAAATTACCATTTTTATATTGTATTTTATTTGCTATTTTTTGATTAATCTCATCAAAAATGATTAGAAAATTTTCTTTTATATTTTTTTTATAGTTAATTTTATTTGAATAATTTAATACTATTTTTATTGTATTTAATAAATCTTTAAAAGATTCATTTTTATTTTCTTGTTCATATATTTTTGATATTTTCTTTTTAACAAAAATCATATATTTAACCATATATATTTATATATATATTATTTTTTAGTATATTATATTATTATATATGGGAAATATTATTAATAAAAATATTAATGATGAAATACAATTGATAATATATGATCTTAATATAACAGAATATTCATTATTTAGTTTGACAAATATAATTTTAATGATATTAAATATGAAATCACAAAATTCTATTTTTTGTTTACAAGGTATAAATGATAAACAATTTTTTACTGAATTAACTAATCAATTAAATAATATTTATGATTATAAAAATTTAATCTATGATGATAAATCTGGACTAATTATTACTTCAAACTATGAAATTTTAGATACACGAATTATAAAATATAATTCAGATTATAATGGTTTATTATATGTAAATTTAAATGTAAATAATTCATTATTTAGTTTATATAATGTTTTCTTAAATAATATTGATTTACTTGATAATTTAATTAATAGTATAGAATCCAATATTAGTTACATTTCACAAAATATTATAAATATTACAAAAACTAATATTCATATAGTTGTTGGTAAAATTTATGGTGATATTGAAAATATTAATGAAAATAAATTACTTAACAATATGAAACTTGATAATAAACAAATTCAAATTATTGATATTTTAAAATTATTAAATCTAACAGAAACAAATAATAACTATATTTTATTATATTTTACTAAAAAAAATAAATTGTTTGATTTAAAAAAAGAAAATATTTATACATCTTTGTTAAAGCAAAATAATATTAAAATAATTAATTGTGAATTAATATCTAATTTATCTTCTTTGGATTATTATCCAATAAAATTGACTTTTTCTTTAACAAATTAATTTTTTCTTTAATATACTTATTTTTTATATATTTTAATTTTGTACCATAATCTAATAATATTTTAATTTTATTATATTTCATAGATTTTAACATTTTATAATTTTTATCTTCATTTTTATTATATTCATTTTCAGATTGTAAAATATTGTTTTGTTGAAATTGTGAAACTACATTGTCGTATTCGTTTTTATAAATTTCCGTTTTATATTATCTATTTTCCATTTATAAATTTCAATTTTTATATTATAATCTATTTTTATTCAAATTTTATCTTGGAATATTGTGAATTTGAAAATAAAGTATAGTCTTTTTTATCTTCTTGTTTCTTATTATTTTTATCTAACATTTGTTCAAATTCTTGTATATTCTTTTTATAATATATCATTTTATCAAAAAATTTTTTTAATTCATCTTTATTATTTTGAAACCATATTCTATCTCTTTTAATAGTTTCAACATGTATTTTTTGTAATATCCACCAAATAATTCCAGTTTTTGATGAATTATTTATGTTATTTATTATCCATTTATCATAGTCTTCTAATTTTAAATTTAATGATGGTGGATAACTATGTTCATTATTTATTATCAAAAAACCTCCTCTTGTTAAATTGTCTTTAATTTTTAAATTTTCATTTCCAAATGTATAATTATTTTTATCTTTTTTATTTATATTATCTAAAATGATTTCATCTCTTGATACTTCGACAAATTTACATTGCACAAAATCACATTCCTCTAAATCACATATTTCTAATTGTATTTGTACTTGACACCAATAATTTTCTGATATAATATCTTCTATTTTTCCTATATTATTAATTGTTCTTGTTGTTGGACATTTTATTTCTATCATCCTTCCATATAATTTATTAAATTCATCATTTAATGTATATTTGTCATTAATACCATCAGGACTTGCTCCTAAAAATAAATATTTATTACTTTGTATTAATCCAAATTGTCTAACTTTTGTATTAAATATATGTGAATATAACATTTGTGCTATTTTCTCAAATTTTGTACCATGCATTATTGCAAAATTAAAATCTGATTTTATATATCCAAGTTTTCTTTTCATTATTTCTAATGGACTTCTATATTTATCTTTTCCTAAAATTGCTCCAATATCACTTGCTGTTATCATATTTTCTCTTAAAGAATACCATTCTTTTGTTCTTTGTTCTGGTTGTTTCATATTTTTTAAATCATTAAATATATTATTTATATTTTTGTATTTTTCGTCTATATTTATTTGTAAATTATCATTTATAGAAGTTATATTTCTACATATTGGTTGTTTATATTTTTTTGCCAAATTTAATATCGGTTTTATATGTATTTTTTTATAATTTTCTTTTTCAAATTGTTCTCCTATATCTTGTAATGATAAACAAGAATCATTATTATTTATAAATGTAAACATATTGTTTGAAAGATTAGTATTCATAAATAAATTAATTTTTAATCTTTTATATTTCAATTTTTACACTTCACTAATTACATGTCTACATATTGGACATTTATTTTTATTATTATCTATCCATGATTTTATACAATTCTCACAAAATTTATGTGTACATTCTAAAATTCCTACTTTTTCATTAAAATTTTCTTTACATATTACACATTCTGTATCATTATTATTGTTTGTATTATTTGTAAATATTATTTTACTTAATATATTATCTTTTATTTTTTTATCATAAACAATTTCTTTATTTCCTCCACTATTTAAAAATTGATTTAATATATTATTTGTTGGTGATTCATGTGTAACTAAATTTCTTTGTCTACTTAATGCAAATGAATTTCTTTGGCTGCTTAATTGATTACAATTTTGAAATATATTATTAAAAATATCATTAATTTGTATTTCATCTATATTTATATTTTCAAAATATCCTTGAAATATATTATTAAAAATATCATTAACAATAACATTAATAGTATCATTAACATGATAACATTGAATTTCATTATTATTAACAATATCATTAATATCATAACATTGAAGTTCATCAGCATTAATTTGAAATGCATCTTTATTTTTTTTTATTTTATTATTATTTTTGTTATTATTTACATTATTAGTTTCATCATTATTTTCATTATTAGTTTCTTTATTAGTTTTATTATTGTTATTAATATTTTCTATAATATATTGTTTATCATCAATTGTTAAATATATATTATGTATTATGATGTATCTAATCTTATTATTAATTATATTATAAGTATTATTTGAATATTTATCATATTGTTTTTGTGATTTTAATAGACTATTTTCAAATAATATGTTTAATAATTTATATATTAAATTATTAGTTAAATTATATTTTTTACATAATCTAGATAATAAAAATATTTTTATATTTTTTTTAATTTCTTTTATGTCATAAATAGATATCAATTTTTCTACTAATTTTGATAATTTGAAAGTTACTTTATTATTAATTGTACACTTATTGTTAAAATGTTCATTAATATATTTTATGTAATCATTTGTTAAAGTTTTGTTGAAAATATTTTTATTATATTTAACAGTATCAATATAATTTTCTAACTTATAAATTTCGAATAAAAAGTATACACATTTTTTTTCTAATTCAATATTATTTTTCATTAATAAACTAGTACATATTATATTAAATGTATTTATATTTATTTTACATTTTTCTAATATATTATCACATATTGAAAATATATTTAAACATGTTTTTTCAATATTCATATATAATATTATACTAATTATTTTTTAAAAATCAATTTTATATAAAAATTGATTTTTTAAATTTATAATATTAATTTATAAATGTATAAATATGGTTCATTAAAAATTATCTTTGGTGCTATGTTTAGTTATAAAACAACACATTTATTGAAAGATATTGAACAAATTAAACTTATTAATAAACCATTTTTGACATTTAATTATTTTGCTGATACTCGTTATGGATATGATATAATTTCTTCTCATAATAAAGTAAATGAAAATTGTAATATGATTTTTAAAATTTCAAATATTTTTGAACATCCTAAATATAATAATGCTGAATATATCTTTATAGATGAAATTCAATTTTTTAAAGATATTGTTAATGATATTGTGAAAATGGTTGAAACTGATCATAAAAATGTTATTATATGTGGATTATATAGTGATGCCAATAGAAATTTATTTGGTGAATTATATAAACTTATTCCATATGCTGATGAAATACGATATTATAAAGGACTTTGTTTGAAATGTTCAGATGGTACGCCATCTTCATTCACAATGAAAAATAATAAAAATACTCCTGATATTATTATTGGTGGTGATAATATTTTTAGTAGTGTTTGTAGATATCATTATTTAAATGATCTTACAGTTCCAATTATAAATCCAAATGCAAATCTACATATAAATGCAGATTTAGATTCACTTATGAAATTAAATCCAATAAATAAAGATGGATTTATGCATCCAAATACAAATGAATATAGAAATTCAGATCCAGATATTGAAAACAGGTATAGTTAGTTATAATAGATACAAATGAAAATCTATAAATCATAGTGAATCCAAATGGGATTAAATGTAATAATGAAAATTAAAATTTATTATGTAATTGATATAATTTTTGATAATAGTGAATATAATAAATCTAAATTTTTAAAAGATATTAAATAATTATATAAATATAATAAATTTATTTATATTATGATAATCATATCCTTTGATATAGGTATAAAAAATTTAGCATATTCATTATGTGAATATACAAATAATATATTAAATTGTCTAGATTGGAAAATTGTAAATCTAATTGAAATTCCAAATTGTTGTGATAATAAAAATGTTTATTTTATAAATAACATATATAAATGTTTAAAATGTTTAAAATTCAAAGAAAAATTCAAATGTTCATTATGTGATAATAAAACTACATTTTTTAGAATTCAAGATAAAAATTATTGTAATAAACATGGTAAAAATATATTAGTAAAATTTAAAGTTAAAAAAGAAAATACTAAAAAATTAAATATAAATGATATAAAAATAAAAATAATAGAATTATTGGAAAATAATTTTAAAAATAAAGACATTAATATTGTATTAATTGAAAATCAACCAACATTTAAAAATCCACAAATGAAAACAATTTCAAATGTAATACATGATTATTTTATAATAAGAAATTTTGATAAAATTTTTAATATTAATCAAATTAAATTTTTAAGTCCATCCAATAAATTAAAACTCAATATGGATTTTTTTAATGAAGTTAAACAAATTAAAAATTCAACTGAAAAATATAAGTTAACCAAAAAATATGCTATTGATATATGTAATAAATATCAAATTCAATATAATATATCAAATGAATTTAAAGAATATTTTAAACAACATAAAAAACAAGATGATTTAAGTGATTGTTTTCTTCAAATTATTTACTTTATCAATTTCATGCTCTAAATTACTTTTTATTATATTATAACCTATTTCATAAAATTCTTTCATATTCATATTTTCTTCATGGTTTAATAATATATTTAATAAATTATTATTGTTTAATTTATTATCTATTATTACTATATTTTTAATATTTTCTTTTTTACTGAGGTACGAAGACATACTCTTGTTTTTACTATCTTTGTTTATATAAAATTCACAAATATACATAAAATAATCATAAAAATTACATTTTTCAATTGATTTATCCTCATTTAATACTATTATTCCTATTGCATTATCTTTTTTATTTACCATCTCAATTCCATAATTATTTGTTAAACTACCATCTACAAATTTCATTTTATTATTTGTATTTGTTAATATTTTATTATTTCTAATTTCACAATTCATTTCTATATATGGAAATATAAATGGTATATTTATTGATATTCTTATTGCATCAATAACTTTGATTTCTGGTGAATTCTCATAATTGAAATAACATGCTGTTATAGGTGATAATGATGAACCTATTATTATTATTTCTTTATTTGTTTTTTTATATAACTCTATAAATGTTATATCTTCATTTATTTTCTTTTTTGACATTAATAATTTTATAATATCTATAAATTTTGTAGAATTTGTACATCCAAAATTTTCTTTAAATAAATTTAATACATCTATTTTTGATAATATATTTTTTAATTTTATTTTTGATAAATATTCCATCAAAAATTTAGCTTTATATCCAATTGATAATAATAAACATATTATTGATCCAACTGATGTTCCTATATATTTTTTAATATTTATTAATTCTTTTTCCTCTAAATATAATATACTTCCTAATGTATATAATCCTTTTAATCCTCCTCCACTTAATACTATCGTATCATATAGGTATTTGACACTGGTGTCTTTATTATTAATCATATTCTATTTGATATTATAATTTTATAACAAAAACTATTATTAATGTTAATAACAACATATTTAATATATTTAATGAAAATAATATGTAATTTAATGTTTCTTGTTTATAATTCTCTTGTTGCATGTTCCTCGGTATATTAGCTCCTGTATGTGTATATGATTTTAATAAACTTGATATTGGATTATCTCTCCAGGCTTCACTTAAATAACAAAAATTATTCATATTATTTAATAATATTAAAATTTTTTAATTTAAAATTATAATAACAAACTAAATATATGGCAGATGTATATGGTGGTCTTAGCATAATTGCAAATAATGTTAAAAAAAATGATCATAATGATACTGTTTCTATTAAATCTAATAAATCTTTAAAATCTAATAAATCTTTAAAATCTAATAAATCCACAAAATCTAAATTATCCAAATCATCTGATGTTTCAAAACAATCACAATCTTATTCTGATAAATCTACAGAATTATCTAATAAGGATAAACCACAAGAGATTAAATTAACTTCTGAACAAATAAAAATACGTGAAAAATCTATGTTATTTACACAATTGAAAACTCTTAAAAAACATGGAGTACATTTAACGAAAGATTATACATATAATGATAATGTTGAAGAAATGAAGCAAGAAATTCAAATACAAAGACAAATGATGGGACATGAAGATAATGTTGAATTATTTTTTAATGTTGTACAAGTTTCTTCATCTAGTGTTGAATATATATCTAAACAATTTAGTGTTGATATGGATGGATTTTCTACACAAGTTAATATTAGTAAATCAAAATATATTGTAATTATAGATGAAATTTTAGAAAAATATAATGTTCAAAATAATATGTCTCCTGAAATGAAATTAATTATGTTATTTGGTTCATCTGCAATAAAATATGGATTAGTAAAAGCTATGACGAATAAGGCAACCTCTATGCTTGGTGAAGAATTGGGTGAAAAACTTGGTAATAATCTAATGAAAATTGTAAATGATAATCCAACTTTATTAAAGGATGCTATAAATGGTATATTACCAAAGAATGATAAACTAGATAATGAAACTTCAAAAGAATTAAAACAATTAAATGAAAATTTACAATATGAAAAAATTAATAACAATGTTAAATTACCAAATCCAGATAATTTAGACGATATTAATTTATCAGAAAATAAATTACCAACAGATAAATCAGTTAAAAAAATTCCAAAAAAAAGAGGAAGAAAACCGAAGAAGAAAAAAGAAAATTAAAACTTAATTTGTTTAAATGTAAATTTATTTAAATATATATACTTAAAGAAATATATGAATAATTTACCAATAATAATTCGTATACCATATACATTGGAACAATTAAATCAAAATACATCAAATAAAAAATCATTAAAAATTGTTAAAAATATTAATTTTGAAAATAAAATTAAGATTGTTGAATATGATAATAAAAAAAATATAGCTTGTTGGTGGTGCTGTCATACTTTTGATAATGACCAATTTTATATGCCAATTAAATATGAAAATGTTGTAAATAAAAATAAAAAAGAAATTGATATTTTTTATGTTTATGGTAATTTTTGTAGTCTAAATTGTATGGTTAGTTATTCTACTTCTATAACTAATATTTATAGTAATTCTAAAATTATTTCATTAATTAATTATATGTATAATATGAAAGAAAAAATTAAACCTGCATTACCAAAAGAATGTTTAAAAATATTTGGTGGTATGTATGATATTTCTGAATTTAGAAATATTAATAAAAATTCAAAAAATATTGAATATGTTTCATTACCATATACTAATATTAATAATGTATCTATTAAAGAAATTGATAATACATTTATTTATTTTCTTAAACCATTTATTTCTGAATCATAGTTAATTCTTCATTTAATAATTTTTTAATTTTTAAATTTGACAATTCTTTATTATCGTCAAATTCATTTATTTCATTTATTTTTTCTGCATCCGCTTTTTCTTTTACATAATTAATATAATTATTTCTTTCATCTATCATATTTTTTAAATTTTTATCCATGACTTTTGTTTTTATTTTTTCAGTTCCTTTATTTTCTAAAAATATATTTGATATAATTGTTGGTACTAAATTAAAATTCATATTATCTAAAAAATTATTTTCATTTTCTGTATTTAATGAATAATAATCATTCTCACCAACTTTTATTGGCTTTATTTTGCTTAGACTATTATTTAATATTAATTGATTATCGTTATCTACTGAAGATATTTGAATATCTGTACATCTAAATGTATTTAATTTATTTATTATTTCAGTTGATTCACTAAAATTATTATCTAATGTTTTTAAAAGTTTAATTATACTTTTATTATTAAACATATTCATAAAATTTGTAAAATTAGATAATTTTTCAACTTGTTTATTTTTAACTTTCATAATTTCATTTATCTTATTTTTATCTTCCATTTTTATATATTCATTATTTATAAAATTTACTATACTTTCTTTATTATTATATCTAAATATTAATTCTGTTCCAAAAAATTCTATCATATATATTTTAATGTCATCTATCTTTCTATTTTTTATTATATTATTTAAAATTTTATTATTAAAAATTTTTTTTAATATTATATTTGGAATTTTTAATAATTCTTCCAATTTTTCTTCTTTAAAAGGTTCTAACAGTTTTATTGTTATTAATCTATTTAAATTATATTTATAATAATTATTATAAAATTTTATATATTTATTTGATATTATCTCTATTACTGTATATAAATTATTAACATTTATTTCTGATTTTTCATATTTTATATTTGATATTGAGTTATCTCTTTCATGTATATAGTTTTGTAAATCTTTGTTATTAATCTTTGTTGAGTTATTAAATGTTTTATTTCCAAAATTACATAATTCTTTTAATGTTATTTGTGCTGGTAAGTAATCTTCTCTATTTTTATATGATGTTTTTAAATTATAAAAATTGTCTTCTAAATTTTTTTTTAGATAGTCTAAATACTTTTCTCTTAATGTATTATTTAATAATATATTATATCCAGCATTAATTAACAATATTTTATTATTTGTTTCTCCATTTTGTGTTTTTTGTTTATCTGGATGATATATTTTTAATAATTTTTTATAATTTAATTTTAATGTATTCAAATCTATATTATTATCTTCCTTTATTTTAAATAATTCAAATAAATTTTCTGATAATTTTGAAAAATCATATTCTTCCATATATTATTTATCACTTCTTTTTTTAAATATAATTATTCAAACAATTTAAATATTAATTATATATAAATATTATGAGCGATGCTAAATTAACTATATTATTAGCAAAAGGTATTCAAGATTACTATATAAATACTAGTTCACTTAATTTATCTAGTAAAAATATTACATTCTTTAAAACAGTATATAAAAGACATACTCCATTTTATGTTGAATCTAGTTTTCAAAATTTTGAAGGTATTCCTAATTTTGGTGAAAAATTGTCTTGTACCATAAACAAAAATGGTGATTTAATTACTAAAATGTATTTGGTAATAACCTTACCATCTATAAATGTCTCTGGATTTTCATATATTGCATGGATGAAAAAAATTGGATTTGGTTTAATTAAAAATTTGGAATTACAAATAGGTGATACTATTATTGATCGACGTTCTGGTGATTTCTTAAATTGTTTTTATAGTTTAAATAATGATATTCATAATCTTGATTATTTAATTGGTAATTCAAATATTTCTGATTCTAATAGTAATATTACTACATTACATACTTTTTCTCAATCAAAAAATTCTTTTAAAATGTATATTCCATTAAATTATTGGTTCTGTAATTTTGCAAATATGGCTTTACCTATCGTTTCTTTACATTCTAATAATGTTAAAATAAATTTAGAATTAGAAAGTTTAAATAAATGTTTAAATGTTGGTCCTACTAATTCTATTAAAATTAATGAAAGTGTTATTTTGTTTACTATTGGTGAAACAATTTCTCAAATTGTAAATAATATAACATCTTATGCTATTTATATAAGTTATGACTTAACAAATAATTTATTAAACTATATCTCGTTAAATGGCTCTTTTGTTAGTGGAACTCAAATTGTTAATTCTTCTGGGTTTTATGTAAATCCTATTTCTTCTGAAAATAATGTAAATGTTAATATTGATATTTCTAATTTAGATATAAATTTATTAGTTACTTATATTTATTTAGATAATATTGAAAAACTTAAAGTTTTAAAATCTAATCATGAATTTTTAATTGAACAAATTCAAACTAAATCATTTAATAATATTAATTTTCATAATATTTCTGTTAAATTACCTTTTAAAAATCTTATAAAGGAAATATTTTTTAGAGGCAAATTAAAATTTTTAAATAATAATTATAAAGAAATGAATTATTTACTTTTTCCTAATTCTGACTCTTTAATAAAAGAAGTTAAAATTGTTTATATGGGTAATGATGCTTCTGAAATCAAAGATGGTGATTTTTATTCTATCGTTAATCCAATATTATATCATGATAGAAGTGATGATTTTGGTATTAATATTATTAATTATAGTTTTTATCCTAAAAATTCTCAACCTTTTGGGTTTTTAAATTTTTCAAAATTATATTCAGTTTCATTAGATTTATTAATTAATAAAGAAATTTCAAATTCTAATATGCTTGATGTTAATGTTTATGCAATTACTTATAATGTTCTTAGTATTAAAAATGGTGTTGTATCTTTACTTTTTGATTAATTCAGATCTTTTAACGTGTTGCATATAATCCTCTACTGTATATATTTTATTATCTTCTGAAGAATTCATTGATGTAAAAATCAGATTCTTTGAATTTGTTGATCCAAATCCATTTTCACCTCTTTCTGTTTCTGATAATGTATTTATAAATATTACTTCCATTTTTATTAAATCTGGTGAACATAATTGAAATAAACTTGTTCCTATTTCTATTTTTTGATTCAAATTTGAAAAATTATCTACTGTTGCTATTATTTCTCCTCTATATTCATTATCTATTATTCCAACAGAATTTGATAATCTAAATGTTGTCTTTGCTATTGAACTTCTTGGATATAAATAATATCCACTATCATTTGTTATATTTTGACACATAATTCCTAGTTTTACTTTTTTTGATTCCCATGGTTTAAATTCTATTAATTCATAATTATACAAATTAAATCCTGCATCTTTTTTATAATTTTTATTATTTTTATATAAATTTATAATTTCTTGTGATAATGTATCTACAAATTTTACTTGTAGTTTCATTATTCTATTGTTATTTATCTTTTTAAATTTCAATTTTTATAAATTTTTTATTTATAAAAATTTATTATATTTTATTTATGTTTATACTATTGGTAGTATGTTTATTTTTTTATGATTTTGGTACTGTTGGTACTGCTGATGCTGATGCTGATGATCCTGATGATAGGTCTGCTGGTTTTGATTCTGCTGTTGGTGGGAATACTGATACTATTGATGGTTGTCCTGATGGTAGGTCTGCTGGTTTTGATTCTGCTGTTGGTTGGAATACTGATACTATTGATGGTTGTCCTGATGTTGCTGCTAATTCTGGTATTTTTAGTACAAATCCTGATGGTACTGATTTAGTCTGTGCTGATGCTCCAATTAATTCTGCCATTCGCTTTATTACTGTTTCTAATGTTATTATTTTTGATTCATAAGTATTATATAATGGCGCTATTCTTGCTAATGAATTTTTTGCTTTATCTTTATCCGCTAAATCTAATTGTTCATTAACTTTATCACCAACATTTGAAACTATTTTGTTAACTCCATATAATATTTCAATAATTTCAAATAATTTTGTTTCTTCATCTTTTAATGAACCTAATAAAGTTGTTATTTTTATTTCTGTGTTAGTTGATAATTCTTTATTATATGCTTTTAAATTTCCTTTCAATGTATCTATTATCTTATTTATTTTTTCATACATTCCATATTTCTCTTTTAGTGAATCTTGAAAACTTCTATTATCATATCTAAAATTCAATAGATTTCCACCAGTTTGGGGTTTCCCTAATAAAGAATTAACTATTACATTTAGACCATTGTTTCTTCTAAATAATCCAGATAATATTGGTACATTACTAAATGCATTTGCACTATATTTACGATATAAATTATTTGGTACTGGGTTAGATGAAATATCTGTTTTAATTTCACCTAATTTACCACTATAATTAGTTCCTAATGAAAATGTATGTGGATTTAATAATACTGATTCATTTAATTTATTTATAACTTTCACTATCATCTCTTTATCTAAATCTTTATCCAAATTACTTGTTGGAACTAATTTATAAAGTAATTTACCATCTTTTAATATTAATTGTGTATTTATTAACTTTTTTTCAGATAAATCAACTAAATAATTATTTAATTTTTTGAGATCTTCTATTGATAATCCAGTAAATTTTCCATCATTTGTTAATTTTACTGAATCCATTACGTTTTCAAAAATTTCTGGTAACAATTTGTTTGCCATATTAAATATATATAATTAAATAATATTTTTAAAATTTTAAATATTTTTCCAATTGTAAAAATATTTTTTTATACATTGGATTATAATATAAAATAAAATTATCATTCATTATATTTAATAATTTTAATTTATACATTTCAAATAATAATTTTCTTAACTTTTTTCTTTTTTTTTTATTTATTATTTTTTTAACTTTTTTTTTAATTATTTCTTTAAAATTACTTTCACCTCCATTTAATAAATTTTTAACTATTCTTAAACTTGCTGGCATAAATGTTTGTTTTATTGTTGTTATAGGTATAGTTTTAGTTATTTCACCTAACTGTGCTGGCTCTTTTTTATCTTCAATTCCCTTTTCTAATATTTTACTTTCATCAAATACTTTTGGATTTAATAGTTCACTATTTTCATTTATAACATCAATTATTTTTTTCAAATTATCATTATCTATATTATCTTTACTAAGAAATAATTCATATTTTTCATTTACAAATTTAATTCCTAATTTTACATTCTTTTGTTTTAAAATATTTATTAAGGATTCTAATTTATAATTATAAACATCAAGATCAGTTTTTGATAAATCAGATTCATTTATTACATTTTCAACATTAATTTCTAAATCTGGTTTATTTATATCAACTAATATTATTTTATTATCTTTTCTAATATAAATTTTTTTATTAGTATGTCCTCGTATCTCAGTATTCATATATTCATATCCTATATTTTTTTAACATTATTATTATAAACAATATTTGATAATCCACTCTTAATTTGTAAAATATTATATGTTTTCGCAATTACAATTATTTCAACCATATTATTTTCATTTATTGTATTATCTAAAGTTAAAACTAATCTAATGTTATCAAATAATCCAAAATTACAAGAACCTGAATTTTTATTTTTATCTAAATCAAAGTTAAATGATAATATTCTATTTGTTTTTGAATTTAAATTATTTTCTATTTGTTGTACAAATTCTAAATAATCACTTTCATATATATTAAATCTATCTATATTATTTAATTTTAATGTTGCTGTTAAAATTGGTGATTTTGGTATTATTAATATATTTTTATTTAAAAATCCATATTCATTATATGTAAAATTATGTGGTACTGGTATTAGTCCATTTTCAATTGAAGTTGATTGATAATTACCTACACTGTAGTTATAATAATTTTTAGAATTATTAATTAATCTTCCTGCAAATTGTAAATGTTTACATGATTTATATATTGGTATATTTATATTTGCGTTTGTTGTTGAAATTACTTGATTTTTATAATCATATTGTTCAAATAATAATGTATAATTATTTCTTGCAATTTCTTCTCGTTCTTCATTTGTTACATTTACTAATCCTAATAAAACTCTTAATTCAAATAATACATTATTAATTCCTGTATTTGTATACAAATCTACATAATCATCTGATTTATAACAATTATTTAAATCATTAAATGAAATTTTCAATTTAATATTTGAATGTAATAAAGCCAATAATGGTAATGGATTATTTTTTAAAAAAGTGGGTAATTTAATAAATAAATAATATTCTGGTTTTATTATTTTTGTTAATTGATATAATTCTGGTACATTACCTATCATAATATTATATCCATTTTGTTTTTCAATGGGTGTTGTTAATTCATAATTGAAATTTAGACAATCTCCTGTTATTGTATTTAAATTTTGATCATTTATATTTAATTCAATTATTTTTATCATAAAATGTCCAAGTTTATTTATCCATGCAAAATTAGCAATAGTTCCAGTCCTAGCATTTATTGTATTTATTTGTGTTTGCAATGAGATATAATTATTATATTTTGTATTATAATTATTATTATATGTGATTATATTATTTAAATAATCTGTTGATTTTGTTATTTCTGTAATGTCAAATTGTTGTGTTGTAAAATCTGTTACACTTACATATTTTGGATCTAAATTACTATATCTGAATTTTAATAATGCTACTATATCTAATAATTTATTATAATATTCTTGAATTGTTAAATTTGAAAATTGTGAAAAATAATTTGTTCCATATGTTGTTAATACATCTATAACAGCTTGTTGTTTTTCATTAAATATAGTTAAAATATCTTTATAATCAAATTTATTTAAATTTAATAATAATATATTATATGCTACATTATAATTTTCATTTTTAAATAATGGCATTCCAGAAAATGCATATTCAGTATATGATATAGATGTTCCATCTTCTAATAAAACTCTATCTGGATATTGACTATTATAATTATTTAAACATGATGTTATATTATAAAATTCATTTACACTTGAAATATAATTATTATCTAATAAATTATAATTTGTTAATGTTAATGTTCCTTTATTATACAAATATCCAACTGGTAAATCTGTCTTTCTATATAATATATTATTTCTATATTCTAATGTTGATGGTAATATATTTATTAATAATGAAGTATATTCAGATGCTGTTACAATTGTATTATTATATAATCTATATCCTGAATCAAATGTATATATTCTTGATAATTGTGAATTTGTAGGTGGATCATCATATTGTAATGTTGCTGGTAATATTGAAAGTGCTAAACTCACCATTTCTGGTTGTGTTATTAAACAATTTTTGAATAATACAAATGATAATGGATTGGTTATATAATTTGGATTTGTTGCATATGGTTGTGTTATACTTGGTATTGGTACTGTATATAATGATAAATTAATTGTTCTAATTATATCTGATAATAATTTTTGTGTATTATTTAATGTTATGTTTAAAAATTTTCCATTTAATCCATTATCTATATATACTGTTGGATTTTGAGGATTACTATAATAAGTTTGATATGTATAATAACTTCTAAATATTGTATGTATCAATAATGGTAACCATTTATAAAATATTAATATATCATTATATAATGTTGTTTCTGGAACATTTAAGCTATCAATATAATTAATTATTGCTAAAATTGTATTATAAATGTTTTCTGTTATTATTGCATTTTTAAAAAATACATAATTTGTATTAAATGTTGTATCAAATTGACTAATTATCTGTTTTCCTGTTGATTGTAACCATACTGTTTTTTCATAATCAGTTCCTATAATAATATGATCCAAAAATGTTTTTATTACATTTGTATCATATACTATTGATTTTATATTTATTGGTAATATTTTTGAAATTAATTTATATATTACTAAATCATTATAATCTTTTTTAAATCTATTAATATTATCATTTACTAATGTTTGTATTGTTTCATTTGGTGGTAATAATGTTGGTTTATATGATTGTACTTGATTTACAGATGTCGATGGATAGTTAAAAAATGAACTTAAAAATCCTAAATTAAAAAATATTTTTTGATCATCATCCATATTATAAATTCCATGATCAAAAATCAATGAACAAGTATATACCATATCATAAACTTTTTCATTGAAAATTGTTTGTCCAAATATTATACTTTTTATTGTTAAATATCCATCATAAATTGATTTTAATAGTGTTAAATCATTTGGATTTACCAATTGCATATCCATTGTTATTGTTGTTCCAACCTTTGTATTTGAAATATTAGATAATAATACATATGGTTGTTCAATTGTTATTATATTAGGAATGCCTGGAACATATTTATATTTAAATGAAAATTTTAATATATCTATAAAAAAATTATTTGCTACTAAAGTTGTATAATTTATTAAAACTGGACTACTTGGTATTTGGGTCTTTTCCCATTGATATATTTGAGATTCATCTATAACAAATCTTATATATTTTAATGAAACATAGATCTTCATTTCTAGTTTTGATTTTATTATTTCTTGTGTATCATTTGTATAATTATTATCTATAGTTAAATTTGCTATATCTAATATTTTGTTATTGTTATTATAATAATTTAATAAAAATGTATTATTTGATATATAGTTTGTTTGATTTGTTGTTATTGTTGATAAATTCGGTACTATAAATCCATATTTTATAAAATTATCTGTTGATAATATATTATTATTTGCAATTGTTACATCATTATCTGTTATTATACTCTCAAATTGTTGATTTGTTGTTGTTCCAATGTTTGACTTTATCAAATTAAAAATAGCTTGAATTAAATTATTATATAATTTTACATTTGATAATTGTATATTTAATATATTATTTGTATCCACATTTTCTAAAATATAATTATATAAAAAATTATAAAAATATCCTAAATTATTATTTTGTATATTTATTGGTAATATTGTTATATTATCTGCTGTTGATGTTTCTAACATTAGTTTTATATTTTGTAAATTAGCATTATTTGTTATTATTAAAAATTGTTTTATTAATCCATCATTATTCTTTAAAAAGTTATAATTATAAAAATCTATTAAATATAATTTTACTGGATTTACTACTATTCCATATATTGCTGTAAAATTTGTATTAAAATATGTCATTTCTCTATTTAAATAATTATATGTATGTTCATATAAATCTGTAAATTGTTGTAATTGCATATCTTTTTGTTGTAATAAATGTGTATTTATACTTTGTAAATCATTATATATAAATGCTGTAATTGTAGTTGGTATCCCAAAAGATACTGATTGTACTATTAACTTTAATAATTTTTCATTATAATTATTTGTTATATAAATTATTGAATTTATTAATAAATAATATGAATATGAAGATAGATTAATTGCTGTTGTTAATACTATTGTATTTACATCTGTATAAGTATATGTTTCTAATTGTGTACTAAAATTGTCATCTGGTATTAATAAATATTTTAATTGTTGATCTATTTGATATAATGTTTCTACATCTTCTATTGTGGTATAAAATATACTATCTTTATCTACATCAATATCTTTTGTTATTATTAATTTTGCTATAATTATATTATTATAATCTCTAATTACAAATCTTTTTGATTTTTTAACATCATTATTTGTAAAGCCATCTGTTGATATTAGATAATCATCTGGTATTAATGTAATTTTAATTTGATTTGATGATATTATATCGAATATGTTACCATTTGAATTAATATTAATTGTATTTGTTTCATCATAAAGTCTAGTATTATTTAATCCTCCAACAGCTGATAAATAATTAATATTATTTGGTGTTAATGCTTGAATATTTAAAAATGATTTATTTACATAATTTAAATCTATATTTGAACTTGAAACAATTGAACCAGTTATTGAAGTTAAATATACTCCAAATAATACTGATGATATTAAAAATGATATAATTATTGGTGTTGTATAATCTGGATTTGTATCTAATCTTGAATTTACAAATGTTAGTGTATTTCCTGGTACTAATTCTACTGCCCATGTTACTGATAAATCTTTTAATATTATTATTATTGTTGCATTTGTATTTATTGAGGCTGGTATTTCCACTTTTGTTCCAGATATCATTTTATATATTGGATATCGTACTGAACCAATTCTATCTAATATATTTACATTTGTTGTTATTATTACTTCAACTTCTGTATCACTATGTGATACTGTTGTCCCTCCTAATATGACTCCATTGTTTCTAAATATTGGTTTTTGTAATATATTATTATCATCTATTACTTCTACTATATATTTTCGTGTAGAATCAATATTATGACCAATTACTGCTCTTACTTTAACTGTTGCTAATTGGTATGAATCATAGAAATGTACATCATTTGATAAAAATTTAATATATAAAATTGAATCAATTGTAGCAAATGTATTCCATACTGTAATAGTACCTAATGTTGTTTCATCTTGTAACACGTCTAATTCTAATGTATTATAATGGGAATAATTTATTGATAATATTTTCTTTCCACGTAATGTATATTGTGTTGTAAATAATCCCAAGTTATTATTTACTAAATCATTAAATTGCAAATTTTTAGAATTTAAATAATTATATGTAACATTTATTGTTGTTGAATTTATTATTGAATTTACTATTAAGTATGCATAAATATAACTACAGGCTAAACTCTTCTTATATATATATAAAATATCAGATACATTAGTATTTATTGTATCAAAACATTCAATAGTTATATTTGAATTATTTATTATTATTATTAATTTAATTGTTCCTAATTTATTATATTGTGTAGAATTACCATTTATAATATCAAATTGATAACTTTCTTTGTCATTAATATATAATAATGTTCTTGTAAAATCATTTTCATCATCACTATGTCGCATTTGAGTTAAATGTGTTGATTTAAATAATTCATTTGATATTTTTTCATTTATATATAAATTATTAAATGGAATACCAGTTCCTGATGTTCCATATGAATTACCAAATACATTATTATAACTTAAATTTTGAAATGTATCTATTTTATAATTTTGACCAATATATATTCTTGGATTTAATAATCTATTTATATTTCCACTAATATATGAAACATTTATTATTGTTCTATAATAAGAATATGTTATTGAATTTATTATAATAATAACTTCAGATGGATAACTTATTGTATTATTTTCTCTGATTGTTAAATTTCCAGATGTTACTAAATAAGGTGCCCATGCTAGTATTGTTGATAAATTTTTATTTATTATAATATTATATTTATATGTATTTGTTAATATATCATAATTATTTTCTATATTAGATATTTGTTCATATATTAATGCTGTTGCTAATAAATATTTTTTAACAGGAAATAATTTATTTGTTTCATTTTTACCATTTAATGTTGACAATTCCAAATTTAATGTTAAATTACCAAATGATGTTGAATCTGAAACATATGTTAATGTTAAATTATTAAATTGATATATATCTACTATAGAATTAAATTGATTTGTATAAAATTGTAAATCATTTTGTGTTTCTCGTATATAAAATACTTGATCTGCTACTAAGTATGGGGCTATTCCAGTTGGTGTCCCAACAAATGTAAATGTAAATGTTGTATCTGTATAACCATATGTTAATGTGTTATCTATTGTATATGAAAATACACCATCTTCTGATAATAAATAAATATAATTTTGTTTAATTTTAGTAAGTTGATCTGTTGTTGATAAATAATTATATGTTTTATATATTGTATCTAAATATAAATAATTTGATAAATAGTTTCCTGTTGTTAATACTAATGTACTAATGTAATTATTATATATATTTGTAAAATTATTTGCAATATGTGTTACTGATGTTGGTCTTGTTGATGTTATTAATGTGTTTGAATGATCAAAGTAATAATTTATATAATTATTATAACCATCTATTAAATTTAGATGAAATATAGAATTTAATGAACTAATTAATGAACATGTTATTGTTGTTGGGAAACTAAATAATACAGAATCTATTTTTAGTTTAACTAAAATTGGATATGTATTATTATTTTTACCTCGTACATAAATAAAATTATTTACAATAATATTTACATTTGCTATTAAATTTTCACCAAATGTTAAAACTATATTTTTATATGGGGAAACATCTTTATAAAAACTAACAATTTTTAATAGATTTAAATATTGTGATTCAATTGGTGTATAATTTTCGGTTAATATGTTGTTAAAATTATTTTTATAATAATTTTTATAATCAGTAAATAATGATTTAATTGAATTTACAAATGGTATATTATAACCTTCAAATCCATTTATAAATTTATTTATTGTTGTTGATAAATTTAATGTATTATATGTTTCTATTGCTGATGCTGTTGAACCTGTTATTGTTGCTCCTATTAAACTATAAATATAATCATTATACAAAAAATTAAAAATATTTTTTATTATATTTGGATTTGTTAATAATGTATTATTAAATTGTGTTATTACATTATTTTTGAAATTCGTTGAATCATAATCAAATGATATTATATTATCAAAATTATAATCATATGTTTGTTGAATATCTGAATTTAGGATATCTATATTATCTATTGTATAAATTATATTATTAATTTGTATATATTTAAAATCAAATGTAGTTTTATTATTAATATTAATTTCTCCATTTAAGTCTTTTAATATATTATCAAATAATCCATCAAATTGTGAATTTATATTTGAAAATTTAATATATTTAATTGTTCCTATATCTATTAAATCAAATGATCCAGATAATATATTTATTTTTGATATTAATGGTATATTTGAAAAAAAGTATAGATCATATATATATAAATTATCATTAGTTTGATTTATAAAACTAATTTTATTTATTTTGTAAAATATACTAATATTATTTGTTAAACTACTATTATTTACTAAATACATTGATGAATTTATATTTGCACTTGTTGTTGTTATTCTTATTGTTGTATTATTATATTCATTATTTTTTAATTGTATTAAAGTACAATTTAATCTTGTTGAAAAATCATCATCTGAGTTTACTAATGATAAATTAAATAATGATAAGAGGGATTGATTATATTTTATACTAAAATTATTTGATGTATATAAATCTAATTTAAATGTAAATGGTATATTTGCTTTGTTGTATAAATTATATGATAAAATTTCATTGTTATACTTTTGTTCAATTGTTAATAATTGTGTATTACCTCCATTATCAGTAAAAAATCCTCCCATATCTTTCAAAAAATTTACATATTCTATAATTTTAAATTGTAATGTATTTAATGAATCAACTTCATTAGCTGTTGATCTTGTATATATAATTTGATTAATTTTATTTGGTGTTAATTTAATAACACTATGTAATTCTCTATCTATTATATTATTATTAAAATAATAAGTTTTAAATGTATTGTTTTGTTTTAAAATATTTTCATTTCCACCTAAAAATATAAAATCAAATGTTATAAATGAGGCATATCTATCTTCTGTTAAAAATGTTGATTCTAATGATTTTATTGATATTGTATCTAATAAAATAATACCATAGCAAAATGATGTATTATATATAGAATCTGATGATGGTATTGATATTATATTTTGTATTGTTGGTGTATTATCTGTATTATATAAAATCAAAATATTATATGTTGTTGTTACATTTTTATATTTAAAATAAAATTTTCTAGAACTATTTAATAAAGTATTTTCAACTGTTTTTCTATCATCAAATGTTCCAAATGTTAATGTATATTTTTTATCTATAAAAAAATTTAACATGTGATCATATATTGTATTTTTAAACAATTTTGAATTATATATTAATTGATTATTTAGATTTTTAGAGTTATAAATTAAATATTTAATTAAATAATTATATGGATCATTTGTTGTTGCCAAATCATATATAATTTGTTTATCGACATTTGTATTATCTATTTTTAAAATTTTAATTATTTTTCCAATATTTAACTTTGTAAATATTATTACAAAATTTTGTGTTGTATTATCTATTGATGATACATAATTATTTGTATTTATATCGGTTTGATTTCCAGATAATAATATAATTGTTAAAATTGCTGTATTATCTACCATATTTGATGATATAACTAATAATTTTCCAATTTGGACATATACAGATGTATTTAATGTATATAAATATAATAATCTTCCATTTATTCCTATTTTATTTGTACTATATTGTAAAAAATCATATATCCATGGTGTTGAATTTGTATTTACCCAATTATTTACATTTACATTAACAGTTATTTCATAAATAGTATAATTATTTTTATTAAAATATGTATTATTAATACTATATTCATTTGTTCCAGTTGTATTATATTTAAAATTTTCTAATAAAATATTTGTATTTAATAAATCTATTTGAAATAAATATTTATAATTATCTAATGGATATGTTAAATTTAGATATTGACTTGTTGTTTGCGAAACAATATTTTTATCATACTCTGTAGTTGTTAAAGGTATTGGTCCAAAATAATCGAATGTATTTATATTTAATGATTTATCTGCATCCAGAATTGTATAATAATATGGATAATAATTTAACATTTTATATGTTGAACTATCTAATTTAATTAAAAAATTTTTACTTTGTTTATTATTATAATATTCATTTAATAAATAAAATCTGTTTGTATTATCATTATATAGAGAATTATTAAAAATATATGTTGAATTATCTGATAATAATTTAGATATTGATTCTTCAATACTATATTTATATTTTGCATAAATTAATGGTAATTTTATTTTTAAACATATATTTGTTAAATAATCTGATGATTTTGGTATTGATAATTCATAATTATTTGAAAATTTTGCACTATTGTTTATTAAATAATCCATATCTTCATATGCAAATGCAATATGTCTTTTATGTTTATTCTTAAAAAATGTTACTCCATCATTATCAATTAAATATGTATCTAAATAATTTGTATTTATTATTTGTAATAATGTTTGTGATGACATAATTTATATTGATAATATAACTTTAAATCTATTGATAAATGATAAATATATTATTATAAATATTAAGTTAATGTTTACATTTGAAAATTTTGTTATTTATTATTGATAAAATATATTAAAATATGATATATATAATTCTATACTACATGATGAAAGTTTAGAATTTAATTATAATAATATATAATTTATTATTATGATAAAATTTTATAATGTATATTTTTCAATAAAAGAATCTATACTTCTATCATTTGGAAATATTATATTTTGTTCAATTGGTTGAATTTCTGTATAATAATACTTTGATAATGAGCCAGTTGGGACTCTAGTAATTATTTTTAATTCAATATTTTTATCATCTAATATTGTTAAAATTTTACTCATATTTATATTTACATTATTTATTGCATCATTACTTATTTCATTTCCAATATACATTGCAAATTTGTACAATTGTGGTTGAATCTCATAAACAACCATATCGCCATGTTCAAAATTTTTATCTGTTGGTATTATAAATTTCATTTCATGTATATTTAATAAAGTTCCTATTCGATTATTTAAATATTCACCAAAACATGTTACTAATGTTTCTATAATAACATTTTCATATTTTTCATTTGATATATTTAAATTTTTATTTATATTTTGTAATAATATAATAATATCTCCAGATGGTTTTATAATATCTTTATTATTAAATAAATTTGCAGAAAATATTTCATTCATTTGATTTTTTAATAATTTATTTATATTATTTTCATCATCATTAAAAAATTTACTATATATTTTATAAGGTTTTGAAAGATCTATATTTTTATCTGAAAAAAGAGAATCTATAAAAATAAGATGATCAAAATTTTTAACATAAAAATCAATACCATTTATATTATAAATCCAAAATCCTTTTCCACCACGTATTTTTTTTATAAATATATTTTCAATTCCAAAATTTTCAAATGCAAATTTATTTTTATACATAATATAAAAAGTACAAAGTAATTGAAATATTATATTTTTCCATATTTCTGGATTTATATATCCAATATTTTTCACTATATTTACTATATTATTTTTATCATATACTTTTGTTGACCAATTTATTAATGACATATCTGGAGATTCTGTTATCGATATTAATGTTTGTTCATATTCTTCTAATTTTTTTATATCCTCTTTTTTATATATAATTCTATTTTCATCTATTATTTTTTTTACAATATTTATTAATTTAATTTTATCATATATATTTAAATCTGATGGTATATCAAATAATAAATCATTTATATTTTTAGTTGGTATATATTCATGTATTTTGATTTTTTGAGAAATATTTGTTTTTCTTTCCTTTACTTTTTGTAATTCATCAAATTTAATATCCTTATTTGTTGATATAAAATAACAATATAATAATGGAAATGTTGGTATTATTTTTCTTTTTAATATATTTTCCTTAATGTATATATAATATGATAATTCTCTCCATATATTAAATTTCTTATATCCTTCCGTAAATAAATTTACTGCTGATTCTGCAATATTCATTTTATATAATCTTACATTTATATTCATTGATTCATCTGAACATTGAATATTATTATTTTTATATCTTATTGGATAACATGCTTTATATAATAACATATTATTTGGTAAATTTATATATGGATTTTCATCTTTTATTGTTGCATATGGATTTAATTCATATAATTTTAAATAACTAAATAAATTTCTTTGTCCTTCATTTTTTGAAATTCCTATTAATTCTCCGTCATTCTCTTTTATAAATGAACTTCTTATATAATTATATATTTCTAATCTATTTTCTAACATAGTTGTGTTATTTTGTAAATTTTTTGGTATTTCTGCATCTTCAAATATATCAAACATTTTTGCATGCATATCTAGTGGTTCTGGTAATTTTACATTTATATTTTTAATTACCATGGGTGGTTGTAATATTGTATATTTATTTACATTTAATCCTGATGTTATATATGGTGGTTCTATTCCATAAATTATTGGGGTTTGTTTTTCAAAATTACCTTCTTTGCCACTATATGTTTTCACTATATTTAAATTTTCTTTTTTTACTGGTGGTGCTGATTGTATAGATTTAAATTTATTTTGTTTAAATTTTTTATAATATTCCGGATCTATATTTTTTCCTTTGTATTCTCCTCCTTGTAATAATATATTTTCATATGATTCTGTCACATCCTTATTTATATATTCTTCTTTTAATATTTCATCATTATCATTCTTCCTTATCGCTTCATCTATAACATCTTCCATATTTGTTATTTTTGTTCTTAATGTCGCATCTTCTTGCTCCTCTTCTTTCTCATCTTTTTTCACATCTTCTTTTGACTCGTCTTCTTTCATTTTTTCTTTCACATCTTCTTTTGACTCGTCTTCTTTCATTTTTTCTTTCACATCTTCTTTTGACTCGTCTTCTTTCATTTTTTCTTTCACATCTTCTTTTGACTCGTCTTCTTTCATTTTTTCTTTCACATCTTCTTTTGACTCTTCTTTCATTTTTTCTTTCACATCTTCTTTTATTTCTTCTTTTGACTCTTCTTCTTTCATTTTTTCTTTCACATCTTCTTTTATTTCTTCTTTTGACTCTTCTTCTTTCATTTTTTCTTTCACATCTTCTTTATTTATTTCTTTTATCTTTTTTATTACTTTTAATTTATTAATGTTATAATTTTCAGTATGGAAATCAGAAAAATATGAATCAAATAATAATTCAGCAAGATAAATAATTTTATTTTTTTGTGGCATAATTTTATTAAAAAATACTAAAAAATCAGAATCATTTTTAGGCAATAAATTTAAATTATCAAAAGATTTTATAAAAATAAAAAAATCTAAATATTGATTTTGTTCTTTCAATTGATCACTAATATCATCATTTTCAACTAAATTTTTAATATATGATTTATTAAATGTATGAATTTTAATTATAAATTTACAATTTTTAATAATAAATTTATTATCATTATAATTGTAATCACATTTATCAATTTCTTGTAAAGTATATATAGAAATATTATTAACATTTAAGTTATTATGTCTAAATGATGGATATATTTGTTGTATATTAACTAATGTAAATATAAGTTGAAAAAATAGAATTTTCCAATCATATACTGTGAATGTCTCAATTGCTTTTTTTAAAGAAACAATAGAAAAAAAATGTTCTTTAATTGATAAATTTAAAATTTTTTTATCTCCAACACAATATGACATTTCTTTATTATTTTTTAATATATCAGAAATCTTTTCAATATCAACATCTAAATTTAAGATTGGTAATAATATATGATTAACTAATTGTTTTTTAACAATTAATTCTGATAAAACATATGACATTACTTTATCAATATTATCTGATGATGTTAATACATTTTTTTTTGATTCATTATTATATGTATTAAATATTAAAGTAGAAGAATAATTATCAGATGTTGTTGGATATCTTTTAAATAAACAATATATAATATGTTTAATTTTATCATTAAATATAGATTTAATTAATAATTCAGAAGGTTTTGTTATTTTAATATTTTCAAGTGTAATATCTATATTATTTATTTCAAAATCTTCTATTTTATTTTTATATATATAATCATACATATCATTAATTAATTGATCTATATTATCCATATGTATATATTATAATATAATATTTTAAAACATTATATTAAATTAGTTAATTTTTATCCTGTATTGTATTTTGAACATCTTCTAATAAAGCAACATGTAAAGAGCTATTAAATATAGAAAAATTAAACATTTTACTAATTTGAGATTTTACAAATATCATAAACTTAGACCAATGTAAATATATAATTGAAATTTGTATCATATATTATATATTTTGAAAAATAAAAAATCTATTTAATTTTGAAAAATTCATATTTAATTTATTAATTTCATTATCTTTATAAAATGATCCAACTTTATTTGAAATAAATGATCCAGTTTCACTATTAATATCCATACTACTATAATTTGTTATATAATCTTTATTATCTGTATAAAAATTATCAAACATACCAGTATCAATTAATTTAAAATCAAGTTGTTTCAATTCTGAAATTAAAAAATTCTTATTTACCAAATATTCTGTTCTATATGTATCAGATTCCATAAATGATCCAATATTTACATCTATTACTAAACCTAATTTCATCCAATTTAAATTCTTTTTATCTAATATATCAAATTTTCTAATTATTGAATAAAGTTTAACTTTATTTCCATTAATGTCATTATAATTTACATCAATTTTATTAGTATTTTCTAATAATTTTAAAACACTTTCACCATCAAATGTAGTAATTAATAAAAATCCATATTTATTTATATGTTTTTTAATATTTTGTTTAAAATTATTCCAAGTTAATTCATTTTTTAATAAATAATGAATTACAAATTGACAATTAAGTATATCAAATTTTTTATATTTTGATGTTTCATTTTCTCCAAAATATTTTAATATTTTATCTTTTGTTCTATTTATAACATTACCCATAGAAGCCAATTGTGCATTATAATTTAATAAATATCCAATATTTGATATTATAAAATCCATTTGAGGAAAACTTGGATATTTTTTTTTATTATTTTCATAACGTGAAATTGCACTATCTTTTATATTAAATATTGAATCTTCATCAATATCTATACCAACTAATAATTTAACTTTTGCATGAAAAAATTTAATAAAATCACCACCTCTACCAACACCTAAATCTAATACTTCCATTTTTTTTTCAAATACTGTTTCATTAACTAAATATTGTTTTGGTGAGCAAAAATAAAATATTATATTACTTTTTACATAATTATGAAATTGATCCATTTCTTTCATAATTGAAGTATGTTGTTCATAATACGCTTTTGTTTGTTTTGCAATTTCTATTTTTCCAATTTTTGAATTTAAAAAATCTATATGATGATAATATGTTTTTTCATTTGATAATTTAATAAAATCATCTAATTCTATTTTATTTATTATACTATTAAATACATCATCGGCAATATGTTCATTATTTCCATATTTTATATTATATTTTTTTACAGTTTCTGTTTTATCATATCTTACTTTTAATACTTTCCATCTTTGTTTTACATCTAATTTTATATCATTAATATATAAAAATTCTACTACACTTTTATCTTCTACTATATTATTTTCTTTATCTCTTACATAGTTATTATCTAAATATAAATAACAAGAGTCTAGATTTTCATTTTGTTTAAATAATACAGGTTTATCTTCTGAACTATTAACATATAAATTACATATTCTATATATTAAATTTTTGTTTTTTTCTGAATTATCATATATATTTAATATTTTACCATTATTATCTTTTTTAAATTCTATATAAAAATCTATCGTTAACTTTTCAGATGGTTTCCATTTATATATTGGATATTTTATATCTTTTAAATTTCTTGTATATTCTTGTCTTATATGTGTAAACATTAATCCATCTAATGATATTGGTAATTTTGAATTATTTGTTGTTGTATTCCAAAATAATATACTATTTCTATATAATTCCATATTATTTATTCCTATTGGAAATATAAAATATTTTCTCATTATCGTTATATCATTTTTATTGTAATTTTCTATTAAAAGTTCATGATATTTTTCTATGTTCTTTTTATGAAAATTATTTATTTCCTCTAATGTTACTAATTTAGTTGGTTCTATTAAATATGATAAATCTACATTTAATTTTTTCATTACTTTATTTAAATATTCAAATCTTTCTAATAATGATTTTGACATTATATTCTCTCCATTGTAAAATAAAATATCAAATGCTAAATATAAATGTTTATTTTTTCTAAATACATATTCTCCATCTAATATACAATTTGTTAGATTTTTTATTTGTTTATTTAATCTTTGTATTATTAAATTATTATTCATTAAATATAAATTTTCATCAAATATTAATAAAAAATATCTTTCACCATCTACTTTGTCAGTTATCGTATATTCTGTTTTTATATTTGAAACATAATGTATCGGTAATAATGAAACTGGTTGCATTCCATATGCACTATTTTTAATTGTATATTTATCTAATAAATTTCTATACTTTAATAAAATTTCCTCATTTTCATCATAATTTATTAAAATTGTTGTATTATTTATAATATTTTTTAATGTATTAAATTCAGTTATTATATTATCTATATCAATTTTGACTTCATTTGATTTTTTAACTTCTAATTCTAATTCATATTGCCCAATTTCTGAATTTAATTTATCTAATTTAATTGTTTGTTTTACTTTCGTTAAATCTACTCTAATATAATAGTTTTCATTTTCAAATATAACATATTCAACTCTATTTTTAAATCTATATAAAATTTTATTATTTATTTTTTGATTTCTTTTTATATTATCATAGTCTTCTTTGATTAGTTCTTTCTCTTCTGATATTTTAATCTTATAGTCAAAATCTTTAAACATTTCATTTACTTTTACTATTTTCTTTTCCTTTTTCATTTCCTTATTTTCTAATAATCTTTGAAATATTGTTGTATTTGTTTTATTTAAATTATTTGTAATAAAATCATTTATATTTGATAATCCTTCTATATTTATTCTGTAATTTATTTCATCTGAATATATTACATCTAGCGTTTCTAATATTTTAAATTTTTTATTTTTAATGTATTTTAATAAATCTATGTAATTTTTCTGATTTAAAACATTATTTTTATTAAATAATATTTCAAATTCATCATTTATTTGTAATATATCTAAATATTTTTGTATTATATTTTTTAATTTATTCATATTATAATATACTATTTTGTTATTTGTTTAATTTATCAATTTTAATTCTTAATTTTTTAATTTTTCTTTTTTGAATCCTTCCCAAAAATTATAAAGTTAAAAATAATTTTTGAAATCCAATAATATTTTTTCCTCATATACTAAATACAATGTCAATATAATTATAAAAAGGAAAAATGTATGAATGATAATAAAAATATAATTATTTATAAAAATTTAAATTTTTTTCATTATCTTTAATCCAATTAATCCAATTAATCCAATTCCCCCTATTATTATTCCATATTTAATTATATTATTATTAACCATTTCATTTTCCATTGGTTTTATATTAGTTGAAACTTGAATTCCACTTTGTTTTGAAAATGGTATTTGTGCAACTGGTATAACACTAGGTAATATAGTAGGAGTTAAAACAGGAGTTTCTTTTTCTATATATACTGATGTTTTATTATCACCAACAATATCAGTTGAAATTGGGAAAATTGGTTCTGTAATTTTATTTATTTCTACATCTTTTGTAGTTAAAATATTTGTTCCATTTGTTGTTGTTGGTAAATTTACATCTGCCATTTTTGTAGTTTGAATTTGTACTGATGGTTGTTCTGATATAATAGGTTGAACTGTTGGTTGAATTATTGGTTGAATTATTGGTTGAATTATAGGTTGAATTGTTGGTTGAATTATAAGTGGTGGTGCAATTTTTGGTTGAATTATAGGTTGACTTGTTGGTTGTAATGGTAGTTCAATTTTTGGTTTAATTGAATTTAAACAAGTAGAATATTCACTTATATTATTATTTATACCTGTAAAATTAGTTGGTTCTATACTATATAATTTTAATTTTTCATTACATGAATTACATGGTTGAAAATCATTACATAAATTACAATCTGTTGTATTACTATAATTATTTAATTTTAAAACTGGTTTAATTTTTTCCAATTCAGCTTTTTCAGAATTAATTTTATCTTGTTCAAAATTATATGATAATTTATTTTCTAAATAATTGTTTGGTTTATAAATTTCGCATTTAATAGATTTATTACAAGATATATGTTTACTTAAATCCAAACATTTTTTAAATTCTGGTAATATGTTTAAACAACAATCTTTATTTGTTGGAGTTTTAACTTTTGTAATTTTATCATTATAAAAATGTTCTCCACTAGTACAATTAAAAATATGATTATTATATTCTATATATTGCCCAATTTTTTTTGATCTACTTGAATAATTTTTAGCATACCAACCATATTGATATTTACTATCTATAAAATCTATTTTATGTTGCCATTTTAATAAATCAATATTATATTTTAAAAATATATTTTCATTTTCTAATTGTTGAATTTGTAAATTAATATGTCCCAAATCACATTTATTAAATGTGTTTTTAATATTTTTATTTATTTTTATTATTGTTAATTTTAATTCATTAATTTTTTTTTTATTTTCTATAAATTTACTAATATTTGTTGTCATTTATATAAATTATAATTACATTTTTTTTCATTTAATTATTTTTCATTTTTTTAATTAAAAAATAAGATAATATACCTAAACCAATAAATAGACCACTTATTTTTAAATTTCTGTTAAAATTATTTACAGTTGTTGTAGTTGTTTCTATTTTACTAGGTTCCAATGTTGGTTGAAGTATAAGTGGTGGTTGTGATAGTGGTTTTGATGGTAGTTGTGATGGTGGTTGTGATGATGGTTGTGATGATGGTTGTGATGATGGTTGTGATGATGGTTGTGATGGTGGTTGAGATGGTGGTTGAGATTGTGGTTTAGATTGTGGTTGAGATGGTGGTTGTGATGGTGGTTGTGATGGTGGTTGTGATGGTGTAATATTTTGAGTAATTTTAGAAATACATTGATTATATTGTTGAATTTTAACATTTAATGCTTGAGGATCATTAGCATTTATAGATTTAATATCTACTTTATTACTACAATCTTGACAAACAACATTAG